TGTGTACGAGGTAGTCCGTGTTGCTCATCTCCCCGCCGAGCACGGCGGGTAGGGTCTTCATCCCTTCCCATCCAGCCAGGAATGCGGTCAGGCCGCCAGCTTGTTGTATGCGCTTCCCGAACCTCTTGGTGAGCTTCTGGGCCAGCTTGGCGCTCATCTTGCCGACCCGGAGCGGGACATTGGCCCCAGCGAGGGGTGCGAAGGCCAACACTTCGCCGGTCAGGCCCGCGATCGACCTTGTAGCCGCCCCCCGGGGCGTCCGCGAGGGGACATTCTGTAGGGTCTCGGAGAGCGACGGCCCGGTGATGTCTTTCAACCACTGCGGCTCATCATCCGGCCTGCGCAGCGGATTACCTTTCGAGAGGGCCTTCATAATCTTGAACGGCAGGGCTCCGATATCGAGCACTGGCGACATGAGTTCCGCGACGGCAAGATCGGTCTCGCTGACTCCGGGGTCGTAGGGCGGGGCGTTCTGGTTCGCCTCGATAAGCTGTGCCTCAGTTTCCGGGGTGAGTTGGGCCCGTATCCGCGGGTCCATGCCCATCATAAAGCGGTCTGTGGGCGTCGGACGGGGCATGAAGCCGCCCTGTGCCCCCCTCAGCGCCCCCGGCTCTGGCAATATGCGGCCAGCCTGCTGGGTGGCGATCAGGTTGGCAAGTTGGTCAGCCTTGGAGCCCTCGGGGGCTACCGCACCTGGCAGGGGGCCGACCGCAAGGGGTTCCGTTAAGGGCTTGCTAAGTGCTTGCGGTGCTTGCGGTGCTTGCGGCGCTGCGGTAGCGAAGTCCTCGAGCAGGAAGCTCGGGCCCGGCGGCGGGCTCTCCTTCGGACCGAACATACCCTTCGCCCAAGCGGGACGCTCGGCGCTGGGTTGGGGCTCCGCCGGGAACAAGTTGCGGGCCCACTTCTGCCTGCGTTTTTCCTCAACCTCTGGCATTACTCTGATTGATCCTCCGTAGCCAGTCGTCACGGACCGTTTCGCTGATCCTGCCCTCATTGTACATGGACCAGACAATGCCCTCGGCATACTCCTTGGAAGAGCCTTGGTCTCCTGCGTACTTCAGCGCGGCTTCCAGTTCAACCTCCGGGCTCGGTCGCGTTTCCAGGTTAGCCCCCTCACGAATGAGGTTGTTGAACTCTTGTTCTGATATGGCCCCAGAGACGCCGGGGACGTCTGGCCCACCAATCGGGGCCAGTTGGTTCTTGGCATCGAGTGCCAGCCTCGCCGCCTTGGTCGGATCAAGCGGCCTTGCCGGGGTGGCCGGCTGACTGGTGGGGACTTTCAGTGCGGCTGCCTGTCGAGCCTGTTCGGGCGAATAACCAGCCCGTTTCGTCAAAGCATCGAAGCCCCGGGTGGCCGTTGTCGGTTGCCTGGCCCCGATCCCTTGCTCAGCCAAATCGCCGAGGCGACTGCCAGCATCTTCCACCAGTCCAGCCAACCACTTCCCGCCCCGCCCGATTGGTCCAGTCATAAAGGCGTCGCTCCGCCTCTTCTTCGTCAACGCCTCTGTCGAGGCGATGCCAGCCTCGTCTTGCCGGATGCCCCTAGCTCGGTCTGTTGCTATCTGTTCAGGGGTGGGACGAGTGCTCAATCCGTATTCGTGTGCCTCGGTTTCTCGGCCAAACCGCGTCGCGTCTCGACCGGCGCTCGCTCGTCTGAACCCAAGCTCTTCCTGCTGTCGGCCCTCGCGTGTCACATCCATCCGCCGATTCCAGGCATCCCGCCCCTGTTGCTGACCGAACCTTTGCTGGGTAAGTGCGGTCCGGTCCCTCAGATACTGCGAATAGGGGCTCATCGCGTAGCCGACCATCGCCCCAGGCATCAACGCCCCGGCCGCCGCGCCCTTCCACTGGTTGGCCGTGCCGCCGAGGAACTTGCCCGGAGCGGCTTGTGGGGCCTGTGGGGCCAAGGCAGTAGGGGTCGGGCCACCGCCTCCGGCGTAAGACGGCCCATATCGTGCTACCACGGTGGGGTCGGCGACGGCGCCGGAAACGCCAGACCCGGCCGCCGCCCCAAGAGAGGAAGTGCCAACACTCGATGCTGTGGCTCCCGCCTGTGACAGAGCCGGAGTAAACCCAGTCAGGGCTGGTGCTGCCGCTCCCAACCCGGCGCCGAGTCCCGAGATAGCCCCAGTAGTCAAACCGCCCTCCACAGAACCCGAGCCGTAGCCGCCCAATCCGCCTATGCCGCCACCGACGATCGCCCCTACAGGGTTGAAGCCACTGGCCAGGAAACCCGTCAGAGCCCCGGCCCCGGCGCCAGCCCCGGCTCCGCCCAGCTTGCCCTTGCCTGCCTCCTTCTCCGCCTTCTTCTGCTGTTTCTCCTGGTGTTTTCGGTCCTTTTCGCGTTCTCGACGCTGCTCCTCCATCTGCGCCCAGAAGCGTTGATTTTGCAGGAAGCCCTGGATCGCCTGGCTCACCGAAGAGAGCCCGGGGCCTACAGAACTGCCGTAAACCGAGGTTCCCAAACCGCTCAGATATGACATCGTTCTGTCTCCCTACCCCCTATTGGGGAGAAGCCCTTGAATGAAGCCGAGGCCCTGGCCGGTGGCAGTTTGCCCGGCTCCGAGCAGCCCCAGCAGGATTTGCGCTGCCAATCCTCCGCCAGCGAGGTCGAGTCCCGCCCGGCCGCTGATCTCGTCGAACTGTGTGCCCCGCGGGCCGTAGGCATTCAGCCCCGGGGCTTGCTGCTGGAGAGCGCTCCACTGGAGGGCTGACGGCTGGTAGCCGAGTTCCAGGTCAGCCATCGCTTTGGTGAGATCCGTTTGGTAGCCCCTATGTGCTCCCCGGGACCGCTCAAGCGCCTGCTGGGCGTCGGTCGTCAAACCGCTCCGAATGCCGGCCTTGCCGATGCCTGCGCCCAATTCCGCCTGCTGGACACGATCGATGCTCTTGCCGGACGCCCGCACACCCGCATTGACGTTGGCGAGCGCCGCATTCGTCCTCGTGTTCTGAATATTGGTGTCGATCGCGCCCTCTGCTGCCTGGAGGGCATCACCGTAGGTCGTGTCCTTGAAGATGAAGCCAGGCATGAGTTGGCCACCGACATCGCCTGCCCCAGTCTGGCCGGTGAAGCGCTGAACGTCGGATACAAAGCCGGGCAGGACATCGCGCTCCAGGGTCGCGTAGTCCTCTCGGCTCGCAGCCAAGGCCGCATCCCGATCGGCTATGCGCTGCTCATCCAAGCCCCTGAGCCTGTTAATCTCGGAGGTGTCTTGGGCATTCTGTGTAAACCCAAGCATTCCATACGGGTTTCGCTGGAATTGGTCTGTGAGGCTCTGGCGCTGGGCGGGCGTGAGGTTCCACTCATCGCTCCAAATCCGGTCAATGAAACGCACTGCCTCGTCGTAGGTCGGCGCCCGCTCGCCAGTGAATGGGTCCGGCGCCAGATTGGCCCACCAGTCGACTTCCGCCTGGTTTGGATTCGGCTGTTCCGCCATGACGATTCTCCTATCCTGCCCGCACACACGGGGTTACGTCGATCGTAGTGAGGCTGCTCGCTCCGGTGCCTATCGTGTGGGTTGTCGAGCCACCTACCGGCCCAATCTGTGGAGCACCTCTCGGGATGGCCCCCGTCCAGTCCGGCAGGCCAAACGTCGTCTCTCCGTCGCCACCGTGGCCCTCCCTAAAGAAATGGAACAGCCGCGGATTCTGCTGCCGCGAGATCACCCGGCCGTCGAGCGGGTGGTACGTCTTAGGAATCCGGTCTTTGTCCCCGGCAAACCATTCGACCATCCCCGAACAGCTTGCCACTCGATCGATGTTCTGGTCCAGGCGATCGATCTCTTGATCGATCAGGAACCCGTGTGCGTGGAGTCGCTTATTCAGAGCCATCGAAAACTACCGTCCCTTCCGGCCGGTCGGTTCAAGCATGGGCTCGCTCGCGACTAGCTCGGGGTGAGTTTGATCGTCCACCTGGGTTCCGGAGACCTTGATCTGCAACCGCTTTGCTCGATGCACAGGCCCGACGTGAACCATTCCATCAGCGCTGCCAATCGCCTTCCCGGCGAATTGCAGGTTGTTGCCGTCAGCGTCGACGTCGATCGTCACTGCCGCGGCGGCCCCGCCGAACGATCGCTCAACGAACTCTAGGGAGACGGTGCTGTGCTTCTCGCCAAACGAGTCTCCGTAGGAATGCGTGCCAAATTGATAGAACCAGTTGAAGGCAACCCCCCCGTCCGCCTTTCCATCTACCAGCCGGTAGAGCTTGGCTCCGGGGCCAGCGAACACGACGACTTCGGTGCCCGGCACGGCCACCGCAGAGTCCCATTCTCGGCCAAGGAACATGCAGCGCATGGGGATGTCCCATAGGGTCCATTCTCTCGTCTCGAGGTCATAGACCATGTTCAGCCACGAATAGCCGCTTCCGGTGTCGTTGACGATGACCGAGAAGATGATCCGGTTGTTGTCCGGGTCGAGCACGCCGGAACAGAAATACCAACTGTCGAAGTCGGCATCGAAGATGTCGGTATCATGCCAATTCTTACGGACCAGGCTCTTTGCGGTCTTTATCAGGTTGCGGCCGATCAGTCGCGTTACACCCTCGGCATAGAAGTAGGGCCACCCCTTTGCGTTCATCCAAACCAGGGCCGCGGGAGTGTCAGGTAGAGTAGCCGCCCGCACGACACACCAATGCGAGGCAAAGCCGGCGGCGCCTTCCAACGGCCGGACGCTGCTCTCTAACACATCGCCTATCGACCGCGGATCGGAAGCGATCACCTTCTCTGTCATCCCGATCAGAGCGAGCCCGCCGAAAGAATGGACGCCCGTAAATGGCATGTCGGTCGCCTGGTCCATTGCGGGTTCGATGTAGCCTGAATCCGGGACGTACTCGAAACCTAGTTGCCCAACCCGAAGGGTCCCGGCAACCGGCGGCTCACTGATCCACAGGTTGTAATCGCCTGGGGTCATGCTGGCCCAGAGCGAAGTCTGGTTGTGGATTGCCACATAGTTCGCATTGGCCGGCGGATAACCGTTGTTCACCATGATCCGATTCGTGTCCGCCGCCTCGGTGCTGGTGTCTGCGAGGGTATCCGTGAAGGTTTCTAGTGATGCGTCGACATCGGCGATGAGGAACCAATCGCCGCGGACCTGCCCCGCTGGCAATCCGTCCTCATTCGGGTAGCCCGCCTTACTGCCCAGTCTCTTCCGAAAGATGCGTACCCGGTCGATGAGCGGGCCGGTAGGTATTCCCTCACCATCGCCGTCAAACCACAGCGTACTCGGATTGGTCCAGTTGAGTCTTAATTGGCCGGCGCTGGACTCGCCAGAGTCAGTGCGGCCCTTGAGTTCGATCGACGGCTTGCTTTCCAGTCGCAGGGTCGTGCTGTAATAGACGAGCCTGTAGGAGTAGTAGCCGTCCAAGTCGCCGGAGCCCGAGGGCGGGAAGTCGATGTTTGGTTGGACCAACGGCAAGCCGGCCGGTCGCAAGTACATCCGATGGTCGGTCTCCGTCCCCCCCTCTTGGACGCGCGTAATCAGCGGCGGCGTGCCCCCGGTCGATGTCAGGGCCGGTGTGTCTTGGCCGGACCAAATGCCTGAGAACCGGACAATAAACAGCCGATCTCCGGCAGATGGTGAATCATCAACTCGTTCGACTATCACGTTGTCGACCGACGCCAGGGCTTCCAAGGCTGCTATGACCTGGGCTCCCCCACTGCTATAGCTCAGGTTGCCGGTTGTCTCGCCGTTGAAGGTAAGGGTGAAGGTCGCCCCTCCGTTGTACGTTTGCAGGTTCCAGATCGTGTCGCCAAGGACATAGTTGAAGACGTAGCCGCCGCTTCCGTCGGCGATCAGCATTCCACCCTTCCCAGTGTTGATCCCGGCGCCTTGCCAAGCATAAGTCGCCCGGCCCGATTTGGTAGAAAAGGGCTCCCCTGGGCCCGCGTCGGCATCCCGGTCGTTCATGCACCAGAAGCTCGGCGTAACGCCTGCCCCATCCTTGTAGCCTGGTCGAATGAGAAAGGCCTGGTCGGAGTCAGAGAACCATATGCCGTAATCTGATGCCTGGCCGACGGTGTCGAGCATTTGGAAGAGTACGAGGTCTTTGGTGAACTCGGTTGCCCCGTCGACGCCCAACAACTGGCGGCGGATGTCGGTAGCCGAGATTATCTCCACCCCAGAGGTGTCAGTCAGGGCCTTGAATACCAGCGAGGTCGTGCGGTGGAAGAAGTACATCCGGGTGCCGGCCGGATCGAGGGCAATTCCGCCAGGGTCGCCGCCCGCATTGGGAATGACAATCACCTGGTTTGAGCCGTCCAAGGCTGATCGGCGGACACTATCGTCGAGGGCCTGCAACCAGTAGATGTAGTTGTTGGTCAGATCGAGGGCCAGCCGGGTAATCTGCCAAATGGTCGCGGTGATAACTACAGTGGGAGATTGGGCGGCGCCCAGGGGTACGCTGTAGATTTTATTCTCTGAGATGTTCGAGAAGTAGGCGATCTCGGTGCCAGTATCAATGTCGATGTCGAACGTAGTGCCTCCGACATCGCAGACCTCCTCGTCATTCAGCCCATCATCATCACAGCGCCGGACCGTATCGCCCGTGCCGGTGGTGTAGTAGATTCTGGCTTGGGGGGGGGAGGGATCGTTGTAGTAGGCCATGCCATTGAGAGGCCCCCCAGGGGTCAGCACGTCGGCCGAAGTCCCGCCGGGGATCAGCTTGTTATAGACCCTGATCTTGGTGCCATTCCAGTAGAAGATGCGAGTGCCGGGTACGTCGAGGGTAAAGCTGTAGACCGGTTCGCTGCTTATCACCTTGGCGGCGTTGGTGCCGTCGAAGTCCATGTACCAGAGGTCTCCACCAACAGAGACGTAGATTTTGTTGTTAGTCACATCGACTTCGATGTCGTTGGCGGCCTGGAACGGGCCGTCCGTGCCAAAGTCCTTCATCGCCGCGGGCGTGAACGCGAAGGAGACATCTCTGGCCAAGACGTAGCCCGGCCGGGGGGCGATCCGCCCATTGCGCAGCACAACGTTCAGGGCATCCGCCAGTTGCGTCGGGGCCAGGTGTTCAGCGGCCTGGGACTGGTCAATGCCCCGGAAGCCGCCGGGCGTTTGCGCCGGCCGTCGTCCTACTTCCCGGTCAGCTACCATCCCGACGCCTCCTCTTTCACGAATCCCGAGGCGGTGCCCTGGAGCAATGCTTCATCCATCTCCCTCATCAGGTTCACGTATTCGATGGTGATGTCGTTGCCCGATTCGTTGTGGATTCCCAGCAGTGATACGGCGGTTCCGTATACAACCACATCATGCCAGAATTCCGGGATTGTCTCGTAGCGAAGGGCGTCATTCGTCGCATCGACGCCGGGGGTGATTTCCCGGCACTTCTTCGAGTACACAAGGTCCCAGGCGCCAACGAGAGAGGTAAGGAATTCGACCGCCCACATAGCTGCGCCCGTGGTAGTCACCGCGACCGTTACCTCGCCCGTGTCGAAGCCGTCGGCCGTCGTTATGGCCCCGACATCCGTGAGTTTGAGGCTGCCGGTGAACTCGACATCGTAAAAGTCTCCAGCAGTGCCCGTCACGATGACATTGCCGGTTCCGATGCTGCTGAGCGCCAGCAGAGCGGTTTGCAGGTCAGTTGTCGATATGGCATACGCCAGGGCGCCGGTGGTTTGCCCATCGAAGGTGAAAGTCCAGGTCCCGCTACTGGGCCCCCCGGTTATCGTCAGACGCACAACCTCGTTGGCGCTCTCCGGGTCGAACTTCATAAAGGCCAGGGGCCGTCCGCTCCCATCCACGCCTTCAAGGTGTTGCGGATCATTCCGCTGAGACTCGGGGATCAGTCTCGGCGATTGGGTGATCTCGCTGCCAATCACGCCGCGTCCGAGGGCCCCGGTGGAATCAGAGTCCGTGGTGAAGTGGTGGGCTTGCTGGAGGTCATCGACTCCTTCAAGCGGATAGGCGTAGGTGCCGGCGACCGTGTTGAGGGTGTAGATCGCCCGGGCGTACTTGATCCCAGCCTTCCGGATGATGTGGGCGTGAGTCCGGCGAGCGACCCTGTTCATCGCACGGTCGATCTTGGTCGCAGTAAAGGTTACGTTGGAGGAGTCTTCAACGACCTCTGCTACTTCGATCCTCATCTCCAAGCGGTCCACTGGTCAGCCTCCCATATCAACTATGACCTTTTCCGTTTTCCTTCCGGCAATGAGGTCTCGCCCGGTACGCCGGACGGTTCTCCCGGCCGCCTCTTCGCAGCTGCCGGTCGGCAAGTAGGGGGCGATCTCTCGTAGATAGTCCATTTGGAGGTCAATGGACTTCTTCACGCTCGCCGCTCGCTGCTCCTTCGTCCGATTCTTGCGGTCTTCGATCATCCGGCGGCGGGTTGGGTTCACGTCGCCACCCATTGGGCCGACGTAATGCTTCCGAACCAGATTGACGAACCACATACCGGGGGCCGCCGGGCGCCCCTTGGGCCAAATCATCGCCGCTCCGAACTCGTCGATATCCCACTGGACGGAGACCTCGTACTGGAGCAGGGCATTGCAATCGAAACGGCCGCCGCCAAGGCGAGTCACCAAATGGTGGCCGGGGCGAAGACTGCCAGGGCCGCCGACCACCGTGAACTTGTCGAAGATGATCTCCAGGTCCGGGTCGATTCGGTCCAAGGCGTCGATCAGTGGCATTGAGACCTCGCCCCCGATCCACCTGGCCGAGGGGATCTCGTATCGTCGAAACGTAGGGCTCAAAGGCTGCGCGGCGACGCCCTTCTCCCACAGGCGCCGCCGCCGATGGTAGTTCTCCAGCCATTCCCGCTCGTGTGGACTCAGATCGAACATCGCCCCTAGTAGTTCTTCTCGTCCAGAGGGAAGAAGTCGATGGTGAGCGCGATCGTCCCGGTCGTCGGCGTGGCGTCGCAAGTCATGTAGATCGGAGCCCCCTTCGGAACGATCGGGAACCCGTGGGCCTCCGTGACGTTCGGGTTCACCAAGGTTGCCGCCAGGGCGAAGACGTCCACTTCTCCTTCTTGGGTGTCGTCGGCAATGACACCGCCGGCGACGAGCGAATCGGGGTCCGGCACTACTCCCGACGAGTTCATGACACCATGCCCTACGTCGATCGCCGACGCAGCCACCGAGTCAGCGTCCTCGACGCGGGACCGAATTGACTTGATGGCGATGTCGGCCTCCGGGAATTCGCCGATCAAGAAAATCTGAGCGCTCGTGATGGACATTCCGTGGCGCACCATCTGCCGGACCTTCGCGTTCTCCGTCATCTGGTAGTTCGTTACTCCGCCTGCCATGGCGCTATTCTCCTTTGCTCTGCTGTTGTCTCGAACCGATCCTCACATCAACCGTGCTACTAGCGAATCGCTGGGGCCTAGATGGCGGTGTTGAAGCCGGTGATCTGGCCAGCGGCCCGACATCGCCCGGCGAGCAGTTGCCGGCTCGACATCCAGTAGGCCATAAACTCGTTCTTGCCGCGGCTCAGGTCGCCCAACTCGCGGTTCCAGGTCCCGGTAGTCGTGTCGATGTGCCACGGCTCGGCGACCACAGAGAAGAGTGACTCGGGCTCGAAGACCATCAGCTTCGTGAAGTCAGCATCGGTGTCAGCGACGATGTAGAGGTCGCCGATCACGATGGCCTGGTATCCACCCGCTTTGAGCCTGACAGTGAAGTTGGTTCGCTGCGAGCGTTCCAGTTCATCGGAGAGCGAATCCCAGACATCCATCCCGGTCACACCGAGGAGCCAGCCGTGGTTCCCGCCAGTCTTCTTGTGGATGCGGTTCAGCAGGGGCTTGACGTGCCGAGCGGCCGAAGGGGTGGTAGTCCCGCCGAGGGCGGTCGCCGTCCAGACCTCGGCATTCCAGTCCGAGTTCGCGCCCACCGATCGGTCGATTCCACCGAAGAGGCCTGCCGTCAGTAGTTGCTCCGTGGTCAACAGCGTTGTCGGGTCGGCAGGATCGAAGCCGGCGGCGCCAGGATTGGCATTGCCGCAGATGTTCTCCAAGCCCCAGAGGTCCTTGCCCTGCGAGTCGTACTCGTAGATGCCGAGCAACTCGTAGGCGTCGAGGTCGGTGTTGACAAACGCGGCTCCGGTGTGCGTAGTGATGGCGAGGGTCTCCGCCGATTCGTCTCGGGCGGTGATGAGCATCGGCGTCGGCTTGGCACCCGTCGTGGGAGTGGTAGGCCCATCGGTGCCGGTGCGGAGACCGCCGGCCGTCTTGTTCCGGCAAATAATCTCCTGCCAGTCCTTGAAGAGGGAAGCGTCTGGAACGGTGAGTAGCTTGGTGGTGTCGTTCCAGGTGTTGCCACTGCCCATCGTATCGATGAGCCCGCTCCCGTCCTTGTGCATCTTCTCCGACACTCGCTTTCGGGCGGCTGTGATGATCGCATCCGCCTCCAGGGAGAGGATGTCGTCCACCGAGGAAACGCCGCCGCGGGTGGTCAGCTTGGCCAGCCCGGTGATACCCAGAGTGGCGTTCTGCTGGGTAAGCAGGAATTTCCCCTTCCGATAGGTACTCTTGCCCGCCCGGGCGTGCTCGTCGCCCTCTGAGAAACCGACTGAGGGCATCGGCGGCGGAGCAATCCTGTGCATGAGGGACATAAACTCGCCCTCATACTCTCCGATTGATTTGACGGCCTCCGTAACTTCGGTGCCACTGTCGATGAGGTCGTGAAGGACGGTTCCCTCCTCGAACTGATCGATTACCTCCCGGTCTCTCACGAAGACCTCTCGGTGCAGCAGCGCCACGTCAGATCGTGTCATCGCGCCTGGCATTATTTTGTTCTCCTTACCTTATTGCTCTTTTGCCGCCTGACTCGCCTTGGACGGTGGTTACGCGCCTCCGCCGATCTGTCCCGCGGCCTGCATTTTTTCTCTTCGCTCCCGGATAACGTCGCGGAATCGCCGTCCGTTTCGCCGATCCTTCAATGCCTCTTGTTCTTGCTGGGACCTTCCCGATGCCGGCGCCGCCCCTGGAGCGGCGAGCGTGGTGCTGTCTTTCCGTTGCTTTTCCCGCTCGATCGCGTCGTCGGTTTTCTCCTTGGCGGTTTGCTTCTTCTTCCACTTGATGGCCGATGAGTAGCGTTCGGTCTGTTGGATCACGAGGGCCCCGAAGTCCTCGACGGCGTACTGGCCGGTTCGAGCGGCATTCATCAGGTCTGCCTTCACCCAGCCCGCCGGCTCCTTGTTTTGGCCGTCCGCGAAGCAGTTGACATTCGCGATCAGGTTGTCGATCGTTCTCTCGTAATAATCCTTGCGGGCAACGTTCGTGGCTTCCTCACGAGCACCCGCGATGGTTTTGTTGAGGGCCTCGACTTGTTCGCGGATCACCTTGCGCTCTGCCGACGCTTCCCGTTGGGCCTGCAAGACCTGTCTGGTCTGGGGCTCGATATCACCATCCTCGATGCCGTCGACGAGAGGCGCCGGGGCGGCGGGCGCGGCGGGCGCGGCGGGCGCGGCCGGGATCTGATATTGGGCCCTGAGTCGCCGGTTCTCTTCTTGCAGAGCCGCCGTGTTGCGCCGGGTCATCTCGAGTTCTGTTTCCGCGCTGTAAGCGGGGGTGGGGGTTTCGTCGGGCGGCGCGGGCGCTGGGGCTGGCTCTTTCGTCGGCTCGGCCGCGGGCTCGGTCGCCGATGGATCCACAATGGGCGGATCTCCGTCAGCCCCTTCGTCGGGCGCACCCTCGGCGCCGGCCTCGGCCGAGGCGTCTGGCTCGGGAGTTCCCGCATCTGTTGGGTCGGGGGGGTCCGTCTGTAGGTCCGGTCCTGACAGGGCAAACGGGGCAAACAAACACGCCGCGGCCAGACACATCAGTAGCTCAATCATGTCACTGCTCCTTGCGCAAGTGATAGGGGGGCCGCACGTTCCCGCACGGCCCCCCGTAGAGCCACGACGTTACAGGCCGTCTTGCCGGTAGCTAATCCGGCTTCGACCTCTACCGGCCGCCGAAAGACGGCGGCCCCCAAGTTTGTATCATGGGGCGACAGCGCCCCGCTAAACTCCTACGCCTGCTAGATTCTTTGGATCAACGCCCGCGTCGGCTAGGTCTCGGCGCTGGTCTCGGCCCTCGCCCTCGCCAACACCTTGACGCCCTTGTCCGTTAGTACCGGCCGGCGGCCCTGACGGCGCCCCGGCCACACCCCCAACATCGACCGACTCTCCCTGCATCCCGAAGATCGCGGCCAGAGGCAAGAGGGTGCCATCGGCAACCATGTCCAGGATTCGTTTGTCGACTCTGCCTTGCTGCAAGTCTCGGCCGATCCCTTGTATCGTATTGATCCAGGCTTCGGCCTTGGCCCGCTCCTGCATCATCGGGTCCTTATAGCGAAGCATGTCATGGAGTCGGATGTGATGCTGGATTTCGGCGTGTAGGTACGGGAACTGCTGCACGATCTCGAAATACTCATTGCCCGTCCGGATCCATTCCTTGATCTGCTCGTTGTGGACTTCGTGGTCTTGCTGCTCAAGCGGCGGAGGAACGAGTTGGCCTTTACGCCATTGCTCGATTTCCCAGTTTTGCCTCACGCGATCTTTGCGCTGCTCGTCTTGGAAGTATCGGGTCTCGCCACCGCCGAGCATCTTCCAGATTTGGGCGTCGTGCTCGCCGGGGCGAAGGACCTGACCTTTAATCAAGGCCATGACCGTATCGCGGCGCGCGGCTCCTGACATCGGCAATTCGCCCGATGATTGGAATTTCACCAGGGCGACCAGCCGGTTCGGTTCATCCCAAGTCGTCGGACGCAGCGATTCCCGGTCCCAGTCGATCAACTCCATTTCGTTGTCTTCGCCAATGATTTGAGCGACCCGCTGGCCAGTGGGCTTGCTCTGAAATTCGCCGGCCATGAAAGTCCAAAATCGCTCCTGGTGGGCATCGAGACGCATGGAGTTTTCCACAAGCCGCTCGTTGGTCTTCTCATCGAGCTTATCGATGGCCCGACCGCTACGGATATGGGCGTCGTCAGTCTTGCCCGCCTGAATCGCGGAGACCGACGCAAGCTCCCGAATGAAAGTGATATCGCGATCGATGGCGCGCAGGTAGTCGAATCCAACGGTGGGCCGCTGCAAGATGTAGGGGGCATTCTCCTGGCCGCCACGGACCTTTTTCTGTTCACCAGGCCGATTCGTGAACCGCCAATCGTCCTGGTCGACTATCCCTCCTGTCGGAACGCAGATGGTATTGAAGATCATCTGGTCCCGGTATTTAGTCTCCTGTGACGCCGCCTTGTTCAGATCCATCTGAGCGCTACGCAGTTGCGAGACGAGGCAAGTACCCCAGGCCTGGTCGGGGATCGGATGCTGGACGAACGGGAAGAAAGGCATCTCGTGGAACTTGTTGGTGATCGGCCCAACCTTGACGGCCCTCGGATCATTCCCCAGCGTAACCGCCTGGACACCTTCGGGGTATTTGAGTGTCGGCTTGAAGAAGAATTGATGATAGAGGACGGTTTCGGCCTCTTCCATCCCCCGGGTCGTACCCCTTGGCCGGTAGATGCGACTGTCCGATTGCAGGGCGGGAAAGCCTGCGGCTCCGCGGCGCTGCCCGTAGGCTCGTTGCCGCACTTCTGCGGCACTCATGCGCAGTTCTTCGGCAACTTGCTCGATCGGTTCCTCGGTCGTGTGGAGGTAGGCTTGAACGTCGTCCCAATGCTTCACGCGCCAGGGATACCAGCACATTTCGGTAATCGGGATGTTCTTGGAGTATTCCTCGCCGGCGTATTGGGTGACGCTGCCCTTCTTGAAGGCCGCTTCTCCGAACTGCTTGATGAACTCCTCGGCGGCATCTATCTGGGCGTTGTATTGTTCCTCGGGGGCAACCCGGTCGAGCGAGAATCCTTCTTCGTTGTCCGGATTGATTTTGGTCCGGATCATGTCATCGAGTGTGGTAGTGACGATCTGGCCCCTGTTGGGCTCCCAACCTCCAGTCATCCAGGAGACGGGCGAACAAAAGCAGAGTTTGAGGAAAGCTGCCAGCGCCGTCGGCATCTGCAACGTCGTGGTGTAGGCGTAGCTCAGTAGGTCTTTGAGCATTCGGGCGCGTTGCACATCACGGCGGTCGTTGGTGACGGGAACAGTCGTCAGGGTGGGCCGGTAGCGAACAAAGCGAGAAGCGAGGGTTTCCCCGACCTCCAGAATGAGATTGAGGCTCATCAGGAGTTGGTCTTCTTTGATCGCCGGGTCTAGGACGCGCTTCGTGCCTCCGGCATCCCACTTCCGCCAGGCCTTGACGCCCCCTTCCCAGAAATCAACATTGGTCTCGAATTCCCGCTCCAGGTGGCGCTTGAAGTCGCGGCTGGCGTAGATTCGCCGGATCGCGGCAGCGACATCCTCTTCGTCGAGAAGGTTCAGTTGAGAGAATCGGACGGTACTTCGGCCCGTGCTCATTCCTGGAGCGCTAAAGGCCACTGGCTTGCCTCCGTGCTAAACCTTGTCAGAACCGATGAAGGGTTCGTTCTGTACCTCTGCGTCTTCCTCTGGTTCGGATGCTTCCTCGCCGAGGGGCGTCGACGGCGGGATACCTCTATCGAACGGCGGCAGGGGTCCGCCAGAGCCGTTGCCCCCCGCGGAATTCCTGAGGGCCACGTCAGCCATGTGGGTAACTGTGTTCATCACGCCCTGACGCTCCCGTTTCGCTTGTTTGAGGAAGTCGGTCAGGTGCTTAATCACGGCGCCGTCGTGTCTGAGGATGCGGACGATAGACCTCTCGACCGCGCGGGTCCCGTCCTGCTTGCGGAGAGTCCAGTAGGTGAACCCGTTGGAGACGATCAAGAGAGCGGCCCAGAAGAGGCGCTCATCCCAGAGTTCGGCGTTCATACCTAAATTGTGGGCTCTATTCCCCAGTTGTCAAGGAGAAGTGGGTAAAATTACCCAAGTTCAAGTGGGATAGAGGGTTATGGCGCAGAATGTGGGGAATAATGCCCAGGCGTTACGCCTGTTCCACGTGGAACATCGGCCGGCTTCACACCAAGGGCGTGTATTCGGGCAGCAGGTCGGCGGCGATCAAAGACTGGCGGATCCTGATACTTCGTTCGCGGTTGGCGATGCACTGCGCCGGCGGTGTAATGAGCGTCGGATCATCATCATCAAAGTCAAGCAGCCCCTCGGGCACTACGATTATGCGACGAACATCGCGAGCATGGTCGGCACTAGCTTCGTCGTCGAGGAGTTTGGCGCATTCGACATCGGCCAGAATCTCCTCATCGGAGGGGCCATCCTCCCGCTTGGTTTCCCACACAGTTACAGGCTCCTCGATGGGCATCAGCCCATTTACCAGCGACTTCCACTCGTCGTAAGTCCCTACCCGGTGGATTGTTAAGTTGCCGATTTGCGTAGTCTTCATGGCTGGGTCCTTTCTAGCCGACCAGGGGTGTGTATTTGGGCACTAGGCCAGAGGCGATCGCTGACTGGCGGGCCCTGATGCTTCGCATGCGATTGATGACACATTGGTCTGGCGGATTGTGGAGCAGGTGTTCCTCGGCGACCAGTGGCTCTCCGGGCGGTGCTATGATTGCGACATTGGCCGTCGCCGCGTAGTCGGCGGCCGATTCGTCATCTATGAGTTTCGTGCATTCGATGTCTGCCAGGATTTCCTCGTCAGAAATGTCTGGGCCGGGGTCCCACACGATTGCCTTGATATTGCTATCCCAACCCAGGATTAAGTCCGAGTACTCTGAGCGAGATTCCGGCCGATAGATCGTCAAATGAGCAATCTTGCTTACCTTCATGGTTCGTCCTTTCTAGCTGCCGTAGAGGGCCAGATCGACGCCTGTGTAATCGAGCCTGCTGGATTTCGGCCCGGGCCCGCGGTCTTCCTTCTCGAAGGCCTTGCGCTCAGCCTTGGTCAGTAGACGCCGGCGGCCCGGCCCGTACAGCTTGGCCATCGCGGAGTCCAGGAGTTGGCCCTGGACGTTGGGCGCCGTGGTCCGGAAGTTCGCGTCCGCACCCATGATTGTCTGCACAATCGCGATCCCGTCTTCGACTTCGCCAACCTTCTTGTCCTTTCGGTGAGGGAGGATGTGTGGGGCCATCGGGATGCCCCAGGATGCCGTATAGTTATCGATCATGTTCTTATTCGACCTGTCGGCAACCCCTTCGTCGAACTTCTCGCCCTTGACCGCAGCGCGATACTTCGTCAGATCGGGGTCCTTGTCGCCTCGGGGATGGCGAAAGCCGCTCATCTTATGAATAGTCCGAGCGATGCCTTGAGGCGTCTTGTCTGAGAAGTCCGTGATGTAGAGTTCCTGATAGACGTAGATCAGACCCTCAACACGCTTGCTGACGATGCCGATGCGAAGGGCGTCCGTCGTATGATCGTCGATTTTGAGGGGTTGCCCCGTCCGGGCGTCGCGGCCCAGGTTCAGATGCTGCTCGATCGTCTTCTTGCAGTCGGGATGGACGATCAGTTGCGGCGACTTCGATGGGTCGATCCAAACCCAAAGGCAGACGAATGCGTGATTCTCACTCGCGCCCCAGTCGATGAACCTCGTGCGGTAGGCTTTGAGGGAGAAGTCCGAAGCGCTCATCACGCCTTCGTGCTTGTCACGGCTGAACATGGGAAAGACTCGGCCGCTACGCTGGATGAAACAGTCTTCGAGAACTAGTGGGTAGTCCCACGCAAACGCCGGCGGGTTTTCGGAGGGGGGGATACCCGGGAACTCGTCTGCGAGCTTGTTGCGGCGCCATGCGATCTGCCCGTCTGTCGCCCCGTGTGACTCTTTGAGGGTGATTTCGTGTCCGGCCAGCGGGGGATCAAACTCGTCAGGCAAGAGGTTCTCGTCGTCGGCCAACTCTGGATCGAGAACCCAGGGCAAGAAAACGCAGCCGTAAGTACCCTCGCCCCTGTACGCCGCTCGCGCGCGATCCGGCCAGGCTCCGTGAGATCCCTGGCCGGACGATTCGAGGAAGATCGAGGTCAGCGGGCTGGTTTGGGAGACGGCGTTCATCAACGAGTACATCGCCTTCTTGTCCTGCTCGCTGGTGTACTTGAACTTCGCCACTTCGGAAACGTGAACATCGGTTAGGGTGTCCCCTGAGCCGGCGTATTCGCCCATCGCAGATCGGCACTGGTACTGCGAGTGCATCTCGGGAAAGCTGATTCTCGAAGAAGCATCCCCCTTCTTGTCTTCGCGGCCACCATCCATACGGTGCATCGTTTTGGTGATCTTGAAGATGCCCTTGGTGGCCTCGTCGGACTGGGCGACCGTCCGGGCTTCCTGGTGTGGCCAAACCTTGCACTTGAAGCGGAAGAAGTATTGAATCACGGTTGAGATTCCATGCCGGCGGTACTTCGGGATGCACTGGCGGATAGGTTTGCCTTGTAGTGCTTGCTCGACACAGTTGCGATAGAGGCGGAGTTGACCGATCCGGGGGATGATGAGTTGAAACAGCTTTGTGACATCCTCCCGGTCTTGAATCCAGCAGTGACCGGCAACGATCGACATAAGCATCCGGACGAGCAGTAGGACCATCGGCTTGTCGCCGGCGTCGCGGTACGGATCGCGGTCGGGGGTGTAGATCGCGGCCTTGCCGTCTCGGGTTTTAGACATCAACGCCGGCATTTTTCAGGAGTTCCTTCAACCGCTGCACCTCGGCTTCGAGTTCCGTGACATGAGCCAGCCGTCGAGATATCTCGGCACTGATGAGGTCCATCTCCACATCTGTGAATGCGTGCGCGCTCCTCTGTTTCTCGTCAGCCAGATCGCCGAAGTTCCGGCGCACTGCAAGCAAGTCCGACTCCTTCCGCAACCGCTCCACCTCGTCCAGCAGCAGCGGCACGTCGGCGCAAGGAAGGTGCAATAGCCCAAGGCTAACGCTACATGCGTCGCGCCTGTGCTGCTGAGACTCTCGCCCAGCCATCTCCCCTCGCTTGCGAATCTCCGCCAACTGCCCGTCTGTCAGGGGCTCACTCATGCATATACCCTTTAGAAGAAGGCTACCCGGTTCAGAACATACACGCCCGCCGCCGCAACCAGAAATCCGATTCCTATCCCCACCCAGAGCATATTCGATTCAGCTTGAGTCATGCCCACTGACAATTACCATCCCCCCAGGGGCTTCAGTGCTCAAATCATTCTGCAGGACAGGAACCACCAACCGACACCAGTAAGACCAACACCCCTCGCTCTCGTCCCAACTGGGCTCACGAAGCACCTCTAACCATTCATAGCCGGTCCATTTATTGCCTCGACGGAATATATCGCCACGCTCGTAGCGCCTACCTCTATTCTGATTCATCACTTCCCCGTTTCAAGATACATCGACCAGCGAGCACGGGTGATTGCCTGCTCAGGTTTCGCGGCCTCAGACCTGAATGCGCGGAAAACGGCCCGAACGTGAATCTCAGCCACCCAATGGGCGGGCGCTTCGAGGTTCGGCGTAGCCCGGCGCACGAGCATGAAGTAGTGCTCTGGGGGCAAGGCATCGACCAACAGCCAGGCGTCGGCAAGCACGTTCTCGAAGTCGGGAGTGTCGTCGGGGTGTACGTCCTTTCCATCCGGGCGCCGTAGAACCTCGTAACACACCCCATCGGGTGGTATCCGCTTCCAGCCCAGCACTTTCTCGCACAGGAGGGCCGGGTCGATGTCAGTCTCGGGCTTATGGCAATGCTCCTCGATCGCTTCCTGTAAGATCGTGCATGCTTCTAACTGCTTCTGTTCCTCCGGCGTTCCAAACACCAACTCTCCGTACCGCTTCAACTCGTCCCACCAAGGGCCTCGCGGGTCCACGGCCTCGCTGTCGATCTGGCCAGACATCAGAGGGTTCCTCTGTCAGGCGCCATAGTTCCGAATCCCGCGGCGCTTCTTCTTCCCGCCCCCCTCCGCAGGCAACTTCATCGCTACCTCTTTCTTCAACTGCGCCTTCTGCGCCTTGATCGCCTTCAGTGTTTGCTCGGTCTTCCGCTTCGCAAACGGCGTCTCCATGAACGCAGTCTTCACCGCCTGCTCGGCGTTGTATCGATCCTCGTCGTATTCGTGGGGGGTTGCTTTACCCATGTGGTTTTTCCTTTCTCAAGATCCAAAATAGGCGGCGAGCCGGGCCTGGTGGTCGGTGCGTTAAGCCCGGAGGAAGGAACTCCGACTCGCACCACCAGGCCGCGCCAATTATACGAGCCTTCGCCTGTCGGCCCGCCGCCGTTTTTCTCACTCAAAATGTGCAGCGGGCCGGATTCCCCACCCGGCTCCCCTCGATACCTGCCCTCTCGTTGAACCGTCGTCACCTGACAAGGCAGACTACAACCCGGCGTGACTCGCACGCTGCCACGCCGCCGCCGCACGTCCTTTTCAACTCATGCCTGATGCCGCCGTGTGTGGCACACGCTCTCCAGTCGGCTTCCCGTTGCGAATCACATACTTGCCGCCCTGAGCGGGATACGTCCCGACCGGCGCCCTCGTCGGGTCATGGCCTGTGCCGCCCACGCCGCTCTCATCCCCCACCTGTGGGGCCATCCGAGCATACCCGTTCTCAAACGCCTCCCCCGGGCTGAACGACTCGTAGGCGTTCTCGTGCAAAACCCAGTACCCGCCGGCCTTGGGCTGATGCTTCGCCATCCAGGCAGCGGACATCATCCGCGGCACATGCCCAGGCTCGCAGAATTGCAACTGGCCTCGGGTGCCCTTGTACCCTTGGTCGGCGTTGTCCACCCACACGTCCTTGATCTTCAACGCCCACACCCGCTTGTGACACTCGTACCGAGGTAACATCTTCTCGGGGCCATGACGGCCTTTGGCCTCGCCCACAGATCGCGCCTCGGCTGGCTCCCCCCTGCCCTTGCCGTCCGCATCCTCCTTCACCGGCGCCTCTTCGGCTTTCCCCGGCATAGGACCCTTCCTCAGTGGCGTCGAATCCAAGTCCACATGGGCAGCCGCCTGGAATTGCTCCGCAGCCGACTCAGTTGCACTGACCTCGTTTTCTGGCATCGCTCGTTCTCCTGGAATTCGTGTGCCTATCGGTTCTAAAGGATACCGGCCCTCCAGCAGTACCCGAGCTCGTGTGATAGAACACATCGCCTCGGGAATCTCGGGGCACGGGTCACGTCTGGCCATAATCAGCAACGTGTCGCTGGCGATCTTGAGGCAGCACAGCACGCAGTCGGCAACAACTTCGACGAGGAGCGCCTCGGCCTGTCTCTTGTCCATCCGCATGCTTACAAATCCGCCGGGTCCACAGTGGTCGCAGTGCCCTCAGCGTTCGTCAAAACCCTGTGACCTACGACTGACGCTAAACCGACGCACAAAAGGTAATTGCCCGCCTGCCAGTAGAAAACGTCGTAGCCTTCCTTTGAGTTGTCTTGTGGCGGCCGAACGCCGGAAATGATGAGAGAGTCGAATCGCCCCTCCAACTCAGTGACCAACTCCTCGATCGTGGCGGTGGATAACTCGTCCATCTCATCCCTCAAGCGCTAGTACGGCCTGCCCCAGCCGTTTGGCCGCCATCGCGCAGTAGTCGGTGTTCAGTTCAATGTTGATAGAGCCGTGCCCCAAACGCTGGGCAACTACGGCCACAGTGCCGGCCCCGGAGAAAGGGTCCATCACCACACCCCCCTCGGGGCACCCGGCCAGGATGCAGGGCTCCACGAGCTTCTCGGGAAACGTAGCGAAGTGGGCCCCCTTGTAGCACTGGGTAGGGATGGTCCACACGTCGCGACGGTTGCGAGTTTCCCGAATGGCCCGGAAAGCCTCCTTACCAGGTAGGACGTTCTTCCCCCCGAAGGATCCCCGGGGCTTGTCCTCTCGGGAGCCGGGCTTCTTCATGGAGCGGCGTTTCTGGTTGTATTGGGTGTTCGGCCCCTGGCCCATTCGTGGCCGCTCTGCATTCGATTCGCCGCAAGGTTCTGATATGGCCGCGGCGTCGTAGTGGTAGCGGGCTGACTTGGTAAGCAGAAACAGGTGCTCGTGGGCCTTGGTGGGTCGATCTGTAACCGACTCCGGCATGGGGTTCGGCTTGGCCCAGATGATGTCCGAGCGCAAGTACCACCCATCGGCCTGGAGAGCAAGGGCCACCCGCCAGGGGATGCCGATGAGGTCCTTCGGCTTGAGGCCAGATACGTTAGCTCCTGATCGGTTCTGATACTTTCCTTGCTCCGGCCTCCACTGTTTCTTACCCCCAGGATGACCACCGTCCCGACCAGCATTGTAGCAGTCGCCGAGGTTTAGCCACAGCGTCCCGTCCTCCCGCAACACCCGCCGCACAGCCCGGAAAACCTCCACCATGTTTGACACGTACTCGTCAGGAGTCGACTCAAGACCAAGCTGGCCACCAACCCCGTAGTCCCGCAAACCCCAATACGGTGGACTCGTCACCATGCAATGCACCGACCCCGCCTCCAGCGCCGGCAATACCTCCCGGCAGTCGCCGCGATAGATCGTGATGCCGCTGTGTTGGTAATATGGAACCGTCATCATTCCTAACGGTACACCAAAAGAGGACCCGAGGCAAGAAGCGAATGGAAATATTTCTTGGGGATTTCCGCGGGGGGACTCCGGAATATGGGGCCCCAAATGAGACTCTCTGGTCACCTTCCCGCCTTGATATCTGCAGCCACGGCGACGTGAGTATAATGCTTGCCGCCGCAACAGCAGTCTCGTGCTCGCCCAGTTGGGCTGCGATGCCGCGAGCCATCTTCGGGCATGTAGTATGTCCAGCCCGGCCTCATCGTAATACCACGCCTATCGTTGCGCTTTCGCATCTGCCGCATGACGTTCTTGTGCGAACGCCACAGGGCCGCCGGCCCAACGAGCATGTCGTAGGCCACCAGTGCCATCATGCTGAAGAAAATCAACGTTGCTGCCATCGCTCACCTCATACCAGCCCATCACCAGGGGAAGAAGAGGAAAGGACGGGGGGGCCCCAGGAGAACACCTATACACTGACGCCCCCGACCGCTCCACGGGGTCAACCTCCTTTTCTGGCCGTCCTACGTGAGATAGCGCGCGGACACGAGGCGCCGAGCGCGGCCGATGGCGTCGATGGCCTCGCTGATTTCGCCCGAGGCTTCGAGGGTGGCCAGGGTATGGGCCGACTGGTTGGCGAGGGCAAGGGCGTCGAAGGTAGCGTTTGCGAGGTCTGTAGCGGGCGTAGGGGGTGGGGGTGCTGGGGCTGAGGCTTCGGCCGGCCGTGTGGTCTTCGCCTCATCCGGTGTCGGCGGGGCTGGTGGTGCTGCCGGTGGCTGGCCGTTTGGCGTGGGCGAGGCCGGCGGGTTGGGACCGGTTGTTTGGAGTCTGTCGGCTTTGCGTTGTTGGCTGTTTCTGCTCATCATTCAATCCTTTCTGCTTGCGTAGCTGCTGGACAATTGGAACGGTCGCCTTCGTCAACTCGACCACCCGAGCGGAGCGGGCGCCGCCCTCGCGTACCGCGATAGCGGTCTCCGCGATCAGCACTTCGATATCTGCACAGGGTAGCCCGATCTCATAGCGGTGGACAGTGTCCGCAATCCCGACGTCCAGTTCACGCAACAATGCCGCGGTCTCGTCGGGAATCCCGTCGTATCGGTGATCGACCGCGGCGCCCGGCTTGCTGGTGGGGTCGTCCCCATACTCGCGGGCAAGGTCGATCAGCTTTGACGTAGCGGAGTAGTTACCCTTCTTCGATTGCTTGACCAGATCGACCCAGGTGCCCGCCAGGCCGCGAGCCTTCAAGCCCTCCGGACAGGGTACATCCTCTGGTTTCTCAGGCCTGACCGGGTTCTTGCGGCCAACCGTGAGGCGATGACCAGGGAGGAGCTTTCCTGTCTTTGGGTCTTTGTCGGGCATTGCGTATCGACTTATGTGCCGTGGGGGGCTCTAAACCACCATTCTGGGCCCGTCCATGGGTTCTAATCCAACACCCATTCCAGAGCCAATCAAACGAGGGCGATTCTAACCGTCGGGGAATGCCTGGCAAGTCGAGGTCTACAACGCGTGAGGGGGTGATGATCAGGACGGGGAGGCTGCTACTCCACCCACCCGATGCCGTGGCAATAACGGCACTTGCCGGCTACGGGATCGACGCCGAAGCCGAGGCAGGGCTTGCACTCGTGGGCCAGGACTGGGGTATTGCCGCAGTCAACGTACTGGGCGGGCTTCTGCCAGAGCACGTTGAGGAGGTGGCCAGGCAGAATCGCGGCGTTACAGCACTGGCAAACCGCATGACTGGTGGATACTACGAAGTGGTCATAGGACATCAGCTTTCTACGTGGTTTTGTGGAGAGCACTTCCGGAATCTCCCGAATACCATCCGCCCGAGGGTGCGCTCGGAATGGGGATTTGTCAAGGGGTCCGCAGGCGGCTGCTTTTGGTGATATCTCAGGATTCTGGAGAGTAGCAGGTTCATTTGCCTTCATTCCTTCCAAGGCGCGTACCGCCGCTTTCCTGGCATCCTAGGATTTCTCCCAGGAGTTCAGGTCAGCGACAGCACAACTGTCCACCCGACTAGGGCAATAGGGAACGGCTTGAATCGGTGATGATGCCAGGGCAGGTTGACCAAGGCGGTAGCGTCAGGGCCTGCATTTTCGCCGGTGCGCCTTGCCTGAGGGGGCTAGCCTCGACGCACTTTGTGGGTATCCCGTACCACCATGATTTTTGAGGCTTGAGCATCTCCAGCGGCCTAGGTTGAAACATGGTCCGAAAACCCTCAGTTGGACAGTCGCCGGGGAGGCTACGGCGTCCGAGAATGTGTGTCAAGAGGCTTTTCTGACCCGTGCAACCATGTCCTCATGCCCTTTACGGGCATCGGCAAGGCTGGTGTAGCGATCCTGGTCCTGGTCCAACGGCCCGCCGAAGACCATCGTTTCCCACAGAATCGGTGGACCGACTCCAAAGCTATGATCCACGCCCAGAAACACAGTCGAGACCTCGGCATCTTTCGTCTTGGTCTTGGCTACGACTCTGTTGGCTGTTTCAAACCAAGTGCCCCACTTCATGGTGTCCGGCTCGGGCACTGGCTGCCCCTCAGCATCAGTTCTGTAGAGCATCATCGTTCCAACTTTTGGGGCAGGCCGTTCCGGGCGTCGAACTCTCGATTGTGGGCGTTGGCTTCGCGGTAAGTGCGGATCAGGATGTCCAGGTGGCCGGCGAGGTGTCCGCGGTGGATCTTGCCGTAGGCCTTGATGCCGTAGACCAGGCCGGTCGATTTCTCCAGCAGGAAACAGCCGCTCATTCCATTGTCGAGGGCGATGTAGAGGTTTCGGTCCCTAGCCGTCTTGCAGTAGGACTCCGCGTCGTAGTCGAGATTCGAGTAGTCACGCTCGAAGCGTGAGCGGCCATTCTCATGCCAGAGGGTGAGAAACTCGGCGATCCTGGGATCATCAGGGGCAATGGAGCCAGTCCCGCCTGTGCGGGGCTCCTGGGGGACGTGAGGGGCCGGCGTTGGCGTTTCCTGGCGTGGGTCGGCCTCGGGGGGCTGCACATCGGACAGGGGGCAAGCCTGGGCATGATCGCAGGCATCGCAGGGATAGGCCGCACAGTCTGAGGCCGTCGCCGGGCTATCCAGATCATCATACGCCAGGGCGGCCATGTCCGGGGCGTCGTGGCCTTCGGCGTCGGCGTGCTCGGTGGCCAGGCGGACAACCTCCAGGCAGGTGTCCGAGGCTTTGCAGATGTCGCCGAGCTTCGGGCGTCCCATCATGTCGGCCAGCTTGTCGAGGAAGAGGACAGACGCGGGGTGCTCGCGGACAAACTGGTTTCCGCCGAGGCCGGCCCGATAGAGGTCATCCATAGTTCGGGCCCAGGCCAGGAGCACGCCGAGGGGGTTGGAGGCGTCCTGCACTTCGAGGGCCAGGCGGCAGGCCATAGCGTAGTGGTCTCGATAGCAGGTGGTGTCGGTTGTTGTGGCTGGTTTGGTCATTGTCAATCCTCCGGGGGTTGCGGCCGGCGGGCCCGGCCTAGTCCATGGAGCCAATCTGCCAATCGCTGCCGATCTCGTCGAGCATGAGGGACCGGGCGGCGTCCCTGGTATGCCCGCGGGCCTGACGGGGGCCCGTGTAGGCTGCTGGGGCGGAGACGACCGAGGCGACCCAGGCGGCCGGAATCTGAAAGGCGGCGGCCTTGTTCCAGTGAGCGTTGATGTGGACGGTGATAATCATCAGGAGCCCGCGGGACTTCCGGGCGGTCTCGAAGCAGCGGCCACAGTACGAGGCTCCCTCGAAGCGGTGGCCGTCTTCGCGTCCTCCAAGCCACAGCCCACAGGATGAGCACTCGTCGAGGGCGGCGGCTGGCTCGTCTTCCTTGGCTAGTTCCGTCTCCGCCTGGGTGACAGCTAGGCAGACATCGATCCTGGCGTCGGCGAGGCAAACGCGGGTGCGGTCACCTTTATCCGGCGGGCGATCCCATTCTCTCAGCAGGGCCCGGGCGGCGCCCAACAAAGCCCGGGCGGTGGGTTGTGTGATCTCTGACATGATTCGTACCTCCGCGCTTGAGTCTGCCCCCAGTACGGTATAAGGTACACCAAAACGCATACCAGGTCAACCGCTCGGGCGAGAATCTGGCGCCCTATTTGCGGGCGCTACAGTTTCCATGCAGTGATTAGAATCTCGGCCAGCCTGTCGAGGACCGCGGGATCGTTTGCCAATCTGCGAAGTTCGCAGGCGGTCAAGCTCGCGCCGGACCTTGGCCCAATAAGGGCCGGTTGATCGTTTCGAGGGGCCGCGGGGGCCACCGTTCCACGTTCGGGCTTTCTGTTCATAGTTCGTGCTCCCAGGGGCATAGTGGCCCGTGTAGATGGCGAACATTTCGTAGCTCTTGCGGATGCTTTTGCGGTCCTGGTATCGGTAGCAGATCGGGGCGCCTTGAGCTTCGAGTATGTGGTTTACGTCGTCGACGCAGATCGTGCGGATTTGGGCTACGCCGATCTCTCCGGCAGCGCCTACGGCTGTCGGATCACAGCCGGACTCGACGCAGCAGATAGCTAGAAAAAGGAGTTTCATGCCGTGCTTTCCTGGCGGCGGGCGCACTCCGGCTCAGCAGCCTCGGCGGCGGCAGCCTGGGCCTCGGCTTCGGTCTTGTACTGCTGGAACTCGCCGAGGGTGGAAATCTTCGCGGTCTCGGGGTCGAACTCGCGGACGCTGTAAAGGCGGGGCGATCGCGCGTCGAATTGTTCCGACGACACGAAGAAGACCCCTCCGGGGCCCTGGTGGACATCCCGCCCGGCGACCGAATCGAAAAACCGCAGGGTCGAGGGCGAGAACCAGAATTGGCCAGCGTCCTTGTTCGCCTGGCGAATCATCGACATGGTGTAGCCTGTTTTCGACATCTGTTGTGGCTCCTGTTCTAGGGGTTTCGATGCTCATGCTCAGTAAATGTACACCACAACTGAACCAGTGTCAAGCGAATGACCGGATTTCTTTTGACTTTTTTCCAGGGTGGGTGTACTCTTTCTCAGATGGGCAGGAAACCGACAGGCCGACCGATGGGCAGACCACCCGGGCGAGCGTTCCCGCGGCTGCTGACGATTCGTATGGATGAGGTCACGTTTAAGCGGCTGCAAAAGCTCGGCAAGGCGGCCGATACGTCGGCGGCGACACTGGGCCGCATGTTGGTGACCGAGGGAATCAATCGTATGAGCGCTCGGGCGGCGCGGCGCGCCGACAAATCTCAGCCTGCACAAGTTCCCTCCGATTGACCATTTGTTTGGTTTCTTCCTCTGATTCCGCGGTTTCTATCGCAACCTGGATCCCGCGCAGGGCGTTGTATAGGACATGCAGTTTCGCCCGCCGGCAGTGGACAGGATAGGGCAGGGAATCCCGACGCTTCTTTCTCATAGGGCAGTATGATAGCGTGCGGCCGGGGAGGTAGGCAGTACCTTGACCTCCACGCGGACGGCCTTGCCCTTACTGGCTGGACAACCTCTAACTGCGTACCTTACGTGTTCCCGAGCCTCCTCGCGTGTACGGCACACCATATATCCGAGGTGGCGCTTGGGCGTATCATAATCCCACAGTACCCGCCACTCCCTCTGCACGTGCGCCGCTTTCGCCTTCTTTCTCGCTTGCTTAGCCATGTCTGTTACCGTCCTTCGCACACTCCCTCGGGAGCAACTTCTGGAACCCAGTCGCGGCGAACCTCTCATAGAGCGTTTCCCCGTTGGCGGCTGCGATGTACGGGAGAAAAACCTGCTCGATTTTGACCATTCCGGTCGCCACGAGGGCAAGCTGGGCTTCGATCCAGCGCAGTATTTGACGCCAGGCCACCCGTTCAGCCTGCCAGAGATCCGCGTTGGCCTTGTCGATGCGATTGTATCTCTGCCGCCTACCACTGAGCACGTTGAAGATGGGCTGCGCGTTGATCGGCAAGCGGAAGGGGATCTGCCCGTGTTCCGTGTTCATGCTAAAGGTGAGGGCCACGACCTTACCGTCCGCGCCGTAATCTTGCATCGTCTGCACCGCGCCCGCTTTGGCCAGGAGCGCGGTGATCTGCCCCGCGGTCTTCTCGACGGAGATTTTCGTCGTTTCCATGTATAGGGTTGCATTCTTCACTTTGGTCACTTCTTCCCCGGCCACGGCGGCACCTCGCGCACTCGCAGGTCCTCCGGCCACTCGGAGGGGTCGCCGCCCTTGGGGTGGTTCAGCTTGGGCCAAAAAACGAGTGTGCCATCACTCGTCGAAGCGCATGGGTTAGACCCCCATTGCTTGACAAACAATCGCACGTCTGCCGCTTCACACTGTCGCCCAATGCTGCGTATCCAATCAATGCTGCACGGCCTCGCCCCCGGGCCGGACTCGCCGCCGACGATGACCTGGTCGATCTTGGTTCCGGGCGGCGCACCATAGCTCTGAATGATTGTTGCTGGTAATCCCCAGTCTCGGCGCTCATCTGGCGGCATGTCTTCACCGTCATCTGTAAACAGTGGCAAGCGCATTGCCTCCAACAACGGCTCCACCGACAACATCCGGTACGCCGCCGGGCAGCGCAGCAGGTACGGTATCTGCTTGTCTGCATCTGGCTGGGTCGAGATGCTGGTGCCGAGGACGACGTTGCGGAAGGGAAAGCGGAGCCTGTCGTAGAGGCTGCAACTTGCCAAATCACTAAACGCTTCCTGCTTGTGAAGCCGGTTCGACTGAACAGACCCAGCTATCTGCCCGATTCGGGGAGCAAGCGAACGATGTGGGCAATCGTAGGCATCTCGCTCGGACGGCTTCTGTTCAATCGTCGCAAAATAGTCCGGCACCCGCTCCGGCCGCTTAGTCAGGATTATGAAGAAGTGCTGCGGACAGAGCGATATCACGGCAAACACCTTATCAAGGAAATCAAACGGCACATCCTTATGGAACAGGTCCCCCATCGAACACACAAAGATGGTCCGCCCCTTCTTCCACTTCAACGGCTGCTCCAGCTTCTCAGGGAGACACTTGACCACACCATTCCACTGCGGCAGTGCAAGTTCCCGCTCATGGTCGAGCTTCACGACGCATTGGTAGTTCGCTTGCCCCATATTGGCCAGACGGGCGCTCATGCGCTCCGCGTAGCAGTTCTTGCAGCCGGGCGAGACCTTGGCGCAACCAATGACGGGGTTCCACGACTCTTCGGCCCATTCAATCGTCGTTGGCATCGGGCACCCCAATCAGCGGCGTAAGCACAACATGCACACCAGGACTCAACCCCCACACCTTCTGAATGCGCAGGTCGGCGATTTGTGCGTCGTTCGCGAAGAACCCACATTTTTCGAGCACGTCGCACATCTGCTTTCCGAGGTTGTCGCAGTCGGGTTTCGTATCCTTCCACGGGCAAATGTCCCGGCCCCGAGCGAGCTTCGGGGCGTCGCACTTCCGATAGGGGAATTGAAACCGGAGGTGCAACGACAGGGGCCCTTCCATTGGCGCGAGTGGTCGGTGCTTCGAGCAGAGCGTTTGCAGCCAACTAGCATTTTCTTTCACCTTCGGCGCCGCATGGTGGGTGACAAAGGGCTTGCGGCCTGGTCGCTGGATCACTGCCGAACGGTCGCCCTGTTTCGGCAGGACTTCGCAGGGTAGGAAGAAATCAAACCTCATCGCCGTCGCCTCCGTCCGATTAGATGCCGGCAGTCAATAATCTTGTGCTCTAACTCATCGTGGCACTCGCGGCAGCGGTCCTCGATCCTGAGCCCGCGCGCCACTTGTTGGTAGCGGGAGTACCGAACCCACCGGCAGGTGAAGCACGTCCAGAGGGCAAAAACCTCCTGGCAGCTTCGGCATTCTCTGTGCGTCTTGGAATCCATCGCTACTCTTCCTCGCTCGCATGTTCGTTTATCCTTTGTCATTGGGCCCATTGTTCTCCGACTGGACGGAAGGTTGTCGTTGGGGCGTGAAAGGTAAAACTGACTTGACCTAGTGGGCCTTCGCGTTGTTTGTGAATCAGTAGGGCAATCGTGTAGCTGGAGGGCCGGGTATGCGGAGGCTCAACAGGGGGATGCAAAAACATCACCACGTCGCTGTCCTGCTCGAGCGAACCCGAGTCGCGCAGGTCGCTCAGGTTCGGCGTGCGTTTCTCTTTCACCGAAGCCCGGGACAGTTGGTGGAGGCATAGCACCGGCAGTTCTAACTCCCGCGCCAGATTCTTCACATCGCGACTGAGGTTCGACACCGCCGCGTACCGGCCCTGTTTCGCCCCCGCCGGATCATCGATCAGGCCGAGGTAGTCGATAACCACCAGGCCGATGCCGTACTGCTGCTTCATCCGCCGGGCCCGGGCGCGCAGGTCCGCCGCGGTCAGGCCCGTCGAATCGTCGATGACGATGTTCTCGGGAACTCGCTCGACATCCAGGCTGGCCCGTTCGGTTTCCCCTAGGCCGTCCGGCCGAAGCAAGAGTTGACCGTCGATGCCCGTCCGCATGGACAGCAGCCGCCGGGCCACCCCCTCTTTGCACATTTCCAGGGAGAAGAACGCGACCGGAACGCCCTCGGCCCCAGCGACGTGATTCGCAATCTGGAGAGCAAAACTGGTCTTGCCGACCGCCGGCCGGGCGGCCAGCATTATCAGTTGCCCGGGCCGCAGACCGCCGAGCTTGTCGTCCAGGGGCGCGAACCCTGTGGAGATCCCGGAATCAACTTCGCCGGCCAGAATCCGGTCGACAACCTGCTGGACCACCTCGGAGAGCCGCACGGGCTCCCTGGTGTTCCCCATGCCCCGCAAGCGAAAGGCCGAGGTCTCCGCTAAGTGGATTAGGCTGTCAGCCTGGGCGGACGCGTCATAGGCGCTACTGGCGATGCGGCTGCCGAGCAAGATCAGGTCTCGCAGGCGCCATTTTTCGCGGACGATTCGAGCGTAGTGCTGGACGTTGGCGGCCGAGGGCACGGAGTTGATGAGGTCCAGCAGGTAGTCCCGGCCGCCGATTTCCTCCAACTGGCCTCGGGCCCGTAGGTCAGCCTCCAGTGTGATGATGTCGATCGCCCCGTCGTTGATGTGCAGGTCGACGACTGCCTCGAAGATGACCCGATGGCGAGGCAGGTAGAATGCCTCGGTCGATCCGCGGGGTAGCACATGGAGGGCCAGGTCGATCGCCTCGTTGGGTGCGATCAGCATTGCGCCGAGGAGCGACATCTCGGCTTCGAGGTCCTGGGGGGGGGTGCGATCGTCCATGTCAGTCCTGCACCCAGCTTGGTCGCCATGCATCCGGATCGCCATCCAGCCCCGAGGTGCCCGGCGGAGATACGTTACCCACGCCGGAAGGCCCCAGAGGCTCGTTCCAGCACTTCATACAGAAGGGGTAGCCATCCCTCGACTCCCTGTCGGGATCAACTCTGTGCCCGCATTGCCGGCAGATATAAGACCGCCGGCCTATCGGTTTCAGTTTTGGCCGCCGCATCTCGTCACTCCCCGTGCATCTCGCGTTCCCGGTCGTACCAGGTGTCATCCACCCCCGCCCGGAAGATGAAGTATGTGCACAAGCCGAGGGCAAGAATCAGAAACAGCACCGCTACCAGCATCGCTACACCTAGCCTGCTTCGTTCTCGATCCCTACTAGCTCATAGGAATCGTCCCAAGTGAGATCACAATCGTCACACGAGCAGGGTCCGGTCGCTCCTCCCTTCTCAGTCTCTAGGGGGTCCGGAGAAATCGACTCAGACCCGCACCGCGGGCAGTTTATCCCGCCATCTTTGAGATACTTGGCCTTCTGTTCCTGAGTTATCACTGGTTCGGCCATGATTCACCGTCCTTTCTCGTTCATCGCTACACCTCGTCAAAAAACTCCGCCTGACGAACCTCTGGCGCCGGTATATCGAGTCGCGCGCAATGATAGACCAGCCAGTTAGTCGCCCTCGCTTCCACTCGCTCAACCCGCAAGCGCATTCTAGGAGTAGCCTTACCCTGCGCCAGCCTTGAACTACCGCCATACTTATTGAGCTTGCGGGCCCCAAATTCTTCACCCACCCCACGGCCGCAACGCCCAGGCAAATCAGTGCGCACGCGCTCCACGCCGCCGCCGTCAACTGTGACCCACAAGTTTCTTGCCATCGCTAACTCCTAAAGGCGGCGGGGCGGTGGGAGTATCGCACGTTGCGATGGGTTTCCCACCCCGCCGCACCTCTAATCTTCAACCCGTAACACGTAGGGCAAATCTGCGTCGGTCAACACCTTGCCATTCACTTCCAGGATTCCATGCTCGGGCAAGATCGTAATCTCCGCGCCGACCGGCAGCCAAATGTCCACAGCTACGTCCTGCCGGGTTGCTACATGGATGACCGGCACCGGCTCGGGGTCCGGCTCGGGGGCTGGCCGAACAATACAGCCCAACGGAATCAGCACAGTAGCCAGTAGCATTCGCCTTCGTCTTGTTAGCATGATCTCTCCATGTCTAGGCCATCGCCGGGGCGGGCTGCTTGACCCAGGAGTTTCGCGACGTTCGCATTTGCAATGGAGTTACGCGGAAGTATCTATGCTCGATGGAAAGAAACACAGACCCGTCATCGTTGACGCGCAGCACTTTAGCGACCCGCATCACCGTGTCCCCCACCGCCAGCCTCGTCCCTTTCGAGTCAAATGCCGTTGCCATCGTCACTCTCCAAGTTGCCCGGCTTCACCCACCGGGCGTGAGGGGCCCACCGGTTGAAGGGTCGTTACTCCCAAGGCCCCAGGTTGCCGCCCGTTCGATGGCGGCTAGTCAAGTTCGTCGGTCTGCACCACTGCGCCGGTCGTGTATCGCGACGGGTGGCTTCTCTTCTTTGTCGCGGCATTCCTTGCACATCCAAGTCACGTGCCCATTTGCTTTCTTCACAAACATACACCAGCGGAGGTCAGATTCAACGAGCGGGCGCGCATGATGGTCCGTCGGACAGTACCGCTGTTCTTCCTTGCCTATCTGAATTACTGCCATCGTTATGACTCCTCTGCCGCCAAGCGGCTAAAAGAGAATGCGGCGGGCCGGGTTACCTACTGCCGGCCTGTGCGACTCCCGCTAATACGTGCACTACTTATCACCACGCCGCCGCCGCATTTCGTTTCAGAGCAAGTCACCAAAGCCGGCATCCCGCAGGCTTTCCGTACCGGCGCCACTGAGACCGCCGCCGTCAAGGAATCGCTCTACGATGCGCATCGCGATTGCCCGCTCGTCTGGGCTAGAAGGCGCGGGCAGGCCACGGTCCCACTTGAGAAGCTCCTGTTGGGAAGCTGCTTCAACCTCGTTCATTGTCGGGTACTGCATTGGTCACTCCTCAAAAGTCCGGTCCAAGGGGTTCGGCGGACTGCTCTTTCGCCTGGTGGTAGCCCGAACCACTCGTCTTCGTCTTCACCCCCGCCAGAGCAGCCCTGAGCGTCCGGTTACGGGGCTTCTCGGCCTTGGGCGCCTCTCGGATGGCCTCAAGCACAAGCTCGGCACTCGTCTCGGAGACCGCCTCCTCGATCGTTTCCCGCGTCCGGTGAGGCAACCTCTCGAATGGCCGGCTACCGATCAAGGCCAGCGCCTCGTCAAGCCCCTCCGGAGGTTCCCACTCCAGGGGCAAGGTCGTAATGCCGGTGTTTGGATCTGAGTGCATCACCTGAGCACGGTCCATGTGGGCCCGCCGGATTGTTCTGTTTGAGGAGGTCTTAGATGGGGTCTTAGATGGGGTCTTAGATGGGGTCTTAGATGGGGTCTTAGACCCCTTCTTAGTGGGGGTCTTAGCAGGTATACGTTTAGGTATACCAGGGGGAGGTATAGGGGGGGGTATGGGGGGGGGAAAGGAGGGGGAGAAGAACGGAAGGTCGTGGTTTGCCAAGATCCCCCGGACCCAGTTCGGCGCATGATCGTGCCAGTCATGGACGACCAATCGGTGTTCCTCTGAGGCGTCCAGCCACCGGGCGGCGACGAGGGCCTTGACGAGATCGGCCGGCTTGCCCTCCCATTCGAGGTCATCTGCGATGTCGTCATTGCTTAGACATCCGATATTGCCCTGGCGGGTCTTCGCGCTGGAGGCCGTGAGGTCCCACATGCTCTCAAGGATGCCGATGACAAGCAGCCTGCCAATCCCCAACAGCTTCATCAGCCGGCGGACTTTGCGATGGTGCCGCGTGCCCGATTTCACCGAGGCCTCCATGCCGTTACGAGAGGTCGGAAGCCGCGTCGACGATCTCCGCCGCGGCAACAAAGCACTCACTTAATTGCTTCGCATCCTCGGGCCGCGTCTCCTGGGCCTCAAACTCGTTTAGAATCGCGTCAGCACGCTCCAGCGACTCCAGGGGGCAATCCTTGATGGGGGTCGCGCCAAACAGAGATGTCACGATCACACCCCGGAAGCTCTTGCGGGCCCGGTAGAGGTCGCGGATTCGCGTTTCGATCGACGTTGGTGTGATCTCGCCCGGGGAGGGGGGTTCTGTCGGTTCTGTCGATTCTGCTGGCTGTGAGGATGGGGCGGGTTGTGCCGGCTGGCTCTGAGCCTTTGGCTGGCCCCGAGTCGTTGGCCGATTCTTCTTCTTCAACTGGTCGACGATGCCCTTGGCCTTGGCGTCGGTCTTCTCGGCGTCGTCCGAGGCGAAGATCGTGTCGACGCTGACGGTCTCTTCCCGGATGGCCGTGTAGAACCCCCGCAGATCGAATACGTCCGCGGCAGTCAAATCCTCCACACACTTCCGCTCCATCTTCGCCAGCAGCTTTTCGACCGAGACGCCGATTTTGCCAAATGCCTCTACGCAACGAACTCGGCGATCTGGATGCCCCTTCTCATCGCCCTGGAGGAACGTGAGCACAGCCGCGTAGACCTCGCGGTAGTTGGGAATGACTTTCAGGATCGCATTCCGCAGCGCGATCGAGCAGGCGGCGGCCATCGTCACCCCGATCATATCGTCGCCATACCGGGCACCGTTCTTCTTCGTGATCCGCCGCGTGGCGTTGAACGAGAATTGATTGTTGGCCTCCAAGTCGTGGCACACCCCTTGTGCGTACACGAACTTGGCGTCTGAGGCTACTGGCCTGGCCCCGTATCGGAGGTTGCCCCAAGTTGACGCCAGAATGACCGCTAATTCGATGGATGGGCCGGTGATCGTCTTGCCCTCTCGCGGAATCGCGTAGTAGCAACCCTCCGCGATCTCCCGTGAACTCGTGGCCAACTCGATTGCATTCAAGGTGGCCTTCTTGATCGACCGCGGCCACTGCTTGGCCGTTGCGATCTGCGTGTCGACCTCGACCTTTGCGATCGCACTCGTTACGCCGCCGATGTCCTCTTCGCCCCGTGGCGGCAAGATATCCGGGGGTCCTTGGTCGTTGTGCATGGCTACTCCTATTCGGTTGGCAGTCTTAGTTCGCGTGACAGCCGCTCAATCCCTTTGGCGATGCCGCCGTCCTGGCTATCAAAGCTCTGGCTCTGGAGTGTTTTGAGCCGTGATGTCTTGCGCATCCAGACAAAGAAGGGTAGCGGCATATGCCCGGACCCAACGTGGTTGTCATAGTCGGTCTGACACGTACCGCCCCTCCTCCGGGCGATGTCCCGTTGAATCTCAATCCAGCAGGCGCAATTCTGGCAATCCATATCATTACCCTTTGGTGGGCGTCGTCCGGAACGTCGGATAGGGCTTGCCGTGAAAATAGAACCTCTCAAGGCTCGAGTCGGCCGCGACGGCCTCCTTGTGATTGAAGCCCTGCCGGCCTTTGGTAATCCGGTTGGTGCCCTTCATAACGCCAGGAAACTCAAACGAATCCGCATCGCCGATGAACGACAGTAAATCCTGGTGGCGCTCGTCTTTCAGATCGCTGGCAATGCGTTCGGCGCACTTGTATTCGAGGAATTCTCGGGCCGCCGTGATGGCCTGTGGATCGGTGATGATCTTGCGGCCCTCGAGAGGCGGGTCGGTGATCGCTGCCATAGTCGCGTCGGACGTATCCTCGGGAATCTTGCCGACCAACACCTGCTCGTAGAAGTCCTGCTCTGCCGCCATCAGGGCTGAGATAATCCCGTCGTCGCGCGGGACCTCCTCGTAAAACCCCTTCTGGTGATCCAGGTTGAACACCCAGAAGTGGCAGACGTTCACGCTGCACACAGCCATATTGTGCTGCGCTTGGAGTTCCCAGTAGAGGGGTAGGCCCTCGCGTTCGCAGCGGCGCAGCACCGGCCAAAGGGAGCACTTGACCTCTGCGATTCCGTTTGGGCCGTCTAGCCATCCGTCCGGCAGGCAGTGGGATGAGGGGTAGTCTGGACTATAGACGAACGCGTTTTGGTCCTGCTCGGCAATGTCCATTCCCAAGTGCTCGGCCAGGGCGAACAGAGCGTTCGGTTCCCCGAAAAGACCACGCCGGATTGCCGACTCACCAGTCAGGTCCTCACGCGTAGACGGGTCGAGCATCTCCTGCGCCAGCTTGGACCTGGCCTTGAACGGATTGAGCCCCACCGCCGCCGCGGCCGTGCTTCCGCTCACCTTGGAGTAGTATTCATCCTCCCATTCTTGGGATTTCTTTAAGACGATCATTGTTGTGGTTCTCCTTCGCCTGGCCGGATTATCCGGTTCTTGTTGTTGCCGCCCTTCTGGGTCGCGAAGAGGTCCATCATGGCCTTGAGTTCAGCTTCTCGCTTCGCCACTGCAAAGTCTGTAAACACGTCTGCCACCTCAGCGGCGGCTTCGCAACACATTTTCAGATATTCGGCAGCTTCCTTGCGCTCTTCGCCGGTGTCAACCAACTCGGGATCGCGGGCCGCCCGGGTCGCCAAGAAGGTAAAATACTGAGTACATGCGGCCAGGGCACAACCCTGAATTGCCGCGGCGAAGAGATGGTCGCGGATCGACATCCCAGGGTACATAACGTCGATCTCTTTCGCCTTGCCCTCCGGAGTTCTCGCCTTGAGCTTGCGGATGATCGGCGCGGCCGGGCCGCCATCTGGAAGGCCCGCCGGATTGCTCAGGATCAGCATGGGACTTGTTCTCCATCCCGAAGGAAGCAGACTTCGGTGTCGGGGTCGCCAGTCATCGGCGATCGCACACAGGTCATAAATATCTGATATCCCCGCTCCGTTGCGAGGTCGCAGAGCGATTCGCGAGAGGCGTCGTCGATGCCATCGGCCTCATCGATGCAGAGAATCCTTGCCCGCTGGGTTGCGGCCATACAGACCAGGGCCGAGACGTGGAGGCCCTCCCAGCCGCAAATCTGTTTGAGTGGCACGTCGTTGAGGAAGACGCCACCGTCGGAGATTTTCAAGCCCGGCATATTCTTTCCGAGTTCGCTCGAGTTGAGCCTTTCGATGACCTCGGCGTCGAGGGCCAGGATGTCGTCGGTGAGAGCCCCCGCTTTCTCACACTCCTTCGTTTGGGCTTCGGCGTACTCGCGGTGGTCGGCCTGCTGCTGGCAGCGAATGTTGTGCTCGCTGCATTCGGTGAGTTGCGACTGCAATGCCTCGGCGTCGATCGGTGGATCGGCCTCGGCCAGTTGAACCTTTCGCGCAGCAAGCACTTCCTCGCATTCGCCGATCTGGTTTTCGAGGTCGGCGATCTTGCTTTGGAGCGCCCTGATGTCAGCCTCCCAGTCGGCAAGGCTTGCCTCAGCCGTCCGGATCGCCCTCTCTAACGTATTCCGTCCTGCATTGTGTGCCTGGGCCTCCTCCATCTTCTCCGCCAGCGCCTCATTAGAAATCACCTCCAGGTCCAGGGCCGGCGCCGGGTCTGGCGTCGAGTCGATCAGCGCGCCTAACCGTTTGACCTCCCGGTTGACATCGGTGCGGTCCTCGTAGAGTTGCACCCGGTTCGCCTGGGCCTCTTCGTAGAAGTCACCCAGCCCCGACGCCGCCATGAGCATCGCGACTTGCTCCTTCGCGTCGGCCCGGAGGAACTTGTAGGGATCCAGACCGATATCCCCAATGAGTTCCTCAAGCACGGTCTGTCCGGCCCGTAGGGGTGTTTTCCGCGACCCGTTGAGGCTCCAAACCTTGAGCACGTCCGACTTGCCCGTGCGCCAGTGACGCTCGATCCGGTACTTCGCCTCCAGGTCCTCGGCAAGCACGACCGCAACATGACCCTCCTTTGCCCCTGTCCGAATAGGTATTTCGGGCTGCTTTCGCTTGCCGCAGAGCGCCGCGATCAGGGCGTCGAGAGCCGAGGTCTTGCCGCTGCAATTCGCCCCGACGATCTGTATGAAGGTTTTGTCGCCGGGCTCGATGGTAAGCGTCCGCAGCCCCTTGAAATTCACGACTTCGATGTACGTCACACGCAACGGCGACTCATTTTTGGTTTGCTCGGTCATGGTTCATTTACTCCCGTGTCGTGTTGGGCGAGGGCGGCCTTGGCGTTACAGATTGAGCAGGTCTCCGCTGTGTGTCCTGGCCCCGGTGGAGCATCTACGCCACCACATCTACTAACGGTGTAGGCAAGGAGCCGCCTGAGCGCCGCCACCAACTGCGGCAGGCCCGTCTCGCGGTCGATGATGGCGGCAAGCACACCCACTGGGGCATAGATATCCACCCCGGACACGTAGGCTTCTGTTGCCCGTTTGGCCCCGGCGCTCGGCGTGGGCTCGGGCTCGGGTTGCTGCTGCCTCATCCCGAGGACAAGTTTCGGTGCCTCGCCGTATCCCTCTTCGCTGAGCATCTTTGCAATCGCCTCGATCGTCGCTTGGTCTAGGGGTTGGGTGGAGCAATGAATCCTTGCCGCGAAGTCCTCTTGTTGGGCCTTTGTTATCCCCACCCGATGCCACCATCCGGTGTCGTCCCCGTTCGCTGGTAATGCGTTGTGGTTCATCCATCTGTCTGCCGCGATAGGCCCGCGATACATATGGTCTGCACCCTTTCGCCACAGGCAGACATGAATCCCTACAAAGAACGCGTGGTATCCTTTAAGTAACCACTCCGCTTGATTCATCGCATCACCTCACAAGAGAAACCGCCGGCCGGGATGCCTCTGGCCGTTGGAACTTGGCATTGGCAGCGCGCCCGGCCGGGCGGCTCGAAACGGACAAAAAGGCGCGCCGGTCCCACGTTACCAAAACCGACGCGCCCCATAGCCCGAGAACCGTGGCCGGTCCCCGGTGGAAGGACAAAAGGGACGCCGCCGCGTATGTCAGACGACGGCGCCCCCGGAGGGGAAAAGAAGCCAAACCAGCCGCCGGGGTCGACGGCTGGCGCCACAACAGTTCGCCGCCAGGGCTCGAATCTGCCGAGCCGTGAGCGAACAGAACAACCAGTACCAGGCCCGCGAGCCCGATCATACAGAGCAGGACGACAACGGCGAGGCCGACGCTGCTGCGGAGCACGGGCTGGCTGAATCCGGTGATCAGATCCGGCTCGTCGAGGCGTCTAAGATGCTCAACCAGTAGGGGCATCGGACTTGGGCTCCAGGGTGACGGGGTCGATACCGCGCTCGAATAGCTCCCGGATGATGGACGGCGATTCGCGGAGGAGTTCTGCAATCGTCTGCGAAACGCTCCATTTGTGGGCCTTGGCGATGGCGTCGACCGCCTCGTCGATGATTGGGTCCAAGAACGTTGATCGGTTGATACCTGCCATTGCTGAAACTCCTAAGTCTCTGATAAGTGTGCACCATGATCGGCCCGCTGTCAAGCGGAAACTCAAGAAAAACTTAAAAATCGTTAAATCCCGAAGTGGCAGGAGTTTAGGCCGATAATGCCGCCAGCCAACTCGGCCGCCAGGAGCCCGGACGCCGCCCCATACGGTTCTCGTAGGGCCGCCGGCGCATCGGCGGCCTGCCCGACCGGACGAATGGCTTGTAGGTGACGATGAGTTGCGGGTGATAGGCAGCTGTAGCATGATAGGCACTGGCGAATTGAGCTTCAGCATTCACTCCTGCCTCTGTCTTCCGCAGCAGAATCAGGGACAGTTGCCGGTCCCGGTTGACAATGGCGCCAATGGCAATCGCCAGGAACGTCTTGTTAACGTCGTCATTTATGGTGAATGGTCCGGTAACGGTCGGTAGGTTCCAGTCTAACGGGTCGTCCAGGAGTGGCCAGTCGCCTCCTGCTGTGGTCCAGTCGCCGAAGGGAGAAGGACCCCCATTGTTGTACTGATTCCAGGTAGCCAGCCCTTCAAACCAAGCACCGTCCTCACCAGTGTACCCGGTGTGACGAATACACCGCTGGAGAAAAGCGTCCTCAGCGCTCGCTGCTCCAGTGAGGACCCACAGCCGTAGTTTTATCGAGAGCAAGTTGGTCGCGGTAAGCGGATAGGGAAGGGTGAACTCAATGAGGGTTCGGTAGATAAAAGAAAACGGAGACATCGAAAATCCAGCCCACAAATCAATGTCACTGCCAAAGTTGAGGGTCGGAGAGAAGCTGAACAGCCAAGTGTCCTTGGCTGCTGGCTGGCCGGGCTGAATTATCATCGTGTCGGCCATGCTACTTGCCTAACAGCCTGCCTATCGCAAATGCAATCTGCCCCGGCCATGTCCGCCAAGTGCGACCAGCCTTTTTCCGGAAGGTCAAGCACCCGTTACAAAGAACATCTCGCCCGCAAGAGTAAATCGGGTGGTCGCCGCAACGAATCGGATACTCGCGGCACATCGCCGGTCGGTACTGGTATATCGCACACCGGCGCGTCTTTTCCTTCCGCTGCGAACAGGACAACCCGGCGGCACAGCGAGACAGGCCCATGTCTGACGTGATAGCATTCACCTCCGCCCAGACCGCGTTCCATATCGACAGCGGCATGGTGGGGTCGTCACGTTCTTTGTTGCGGCGTATCTCGTCGTTGCTGAACGGCGGGTGCCCGCACGTCGAGCAACACGCCCCGCAGCCGCCGCAGTTGCGGACGGTCAGCCAGGCCCAGGCGCGACCTAGCCAAGATCGTGTGTGGAGCACCAGGTTAGGATTCGGGTTGCTCTTGCCCATGTTCTGCCTCATCAGCTCACGCGTTTGAGACTCAAAGCGGCTCGGGTCGCGTTCCCCGTTCCATCCAGAGAGCAGAGATCGAAATGGAGGCCGATGTCCGCCATAAGATCGATCCGGAACTCAATCTGCCGGCCGGAAACGCCCGCCGTATCCTCGGTCACAGTCGCACTGTCCAGCGAACCCTTGTCGGCCACCAGGAGCGGTAGGGCGGCGCCTCCAAGGTCCTTCTCGAACGTGATGAGGTAAGTCTTGTCCGGGGACTCTACGACGCTGGCGATCGCGGTGGTCCCGATCGTGCTCAGCGCTTCGAGCTTGGTTTTCATCGACGCAGCGCTCTCGGTCTCGCTCATCACCGCCGTCTCTTGCCCACGGAAGGAAAGGGTCCAGTCGGCGCCCGTGCCGACAATCACGACTTGCTGCTTCATGTTGACCGGCGTGATCCCCCGGTATGAGCCGGTCGGCGGGTCAACCTTGAATTGATCCGTGTCCAGGACGTAGTGCTCTGTGTTGACGTTGTTCATTTCGTACCAGCGCAGCCCGGGCGTTGCGGCTCCGGTGACGGGGTGTTTCTCGACGAAGACGTTGCCACCGCAGACCACCGTATAGTCCGCGATCATAATTCCCGCGCCCTGCTGTTTGGCCTGGTCGCTCGCGCTGGCTGCCATCTTCGTCAGGGACTCGGCAAAGGCAGGGAAGGTGTAGGCGCGTACGCGGAGCTTCTCTCCGACCGTTGCGTCGGCGGAGAGGCCGGCTATCCAGGCTCGGGCTCGCATCCAGGCCGTACCGTTGCTGAGGTAGGCCCCTGCCGGGTAAGCCAAGAGATCGCGATCGGCAAGCCCGTAAAGCTCAGCCACAAGGACATCTTGGTGGACACGCATCGGCTCGCGCCAGAACTCGCTTGATTGTTGTTTGAGAACAGTGGGGTCGCCAGGCATCGTTCAATTCCTTTGTGTTGGCAAGGGTTTCAGGTTTTCACACATTAGTCAATCCGGCCAAAGCCGGGCGCCATCCCCCGGGCCTTTGTTCGTTTCGTGCTGCGTAGTGCGAGCGGCGGAGATTCGGTCGCCCAGTGCGTATCCGTGAACCGGTCACCACCAGTTCCGCCGGGGACGACCCGTCGTCCCTCTCCTTTGAGTAGAAGTCTACATGGTTGCCGGTGGCCTCGTTGATGCTCTTGATGAGCAGCCTCACGGCTCCAGCCTCGTTGTCGAGGGCGTCCTGAACTAGATCCTTGAGCCCGGTGATCTCCCACCAGATTCCAATGTGCCCCGCGATTGGAAGGAGAACGATGTCAGAGTAGATCGCTAGGTCGACATCACCAAAGGCCCCTGCACCACCAGGCCACGCCGTCCCGGTCTTGTAGTTGTTATACGAGGACTGCGCTTCGACCCACCCAGTGCCGGGGTTGATGAGCTTGTACGCACGGCACTGGTCAGCACCGGCAGCAAGCGCGAGAATGCGCGAGCGGACCTTGGCCGCGCCCACAACATAAGAGAAGGCACTTGCATCGAATTCCAGAATAGTCCGATGAGCGTCCGCACCGGAACCGTTCCCCACCTCCAGGTAAATGTCGGCCCCGTTGGCGGTGGTAGCGGCGTCTTCTTCCAGGCGGTTGTCGGCGGTGGTTAGGAACGTGGTGTCGGCCATCAGTTGTCCACCAGGTAAAGGTCAAACCCGGCATGAGCCTCGGCCGCCGCCCCAATAGGCTTAGCTGTAATCTTGATGTCGCTCTTCTCCGTAACCACTAAATATGGCCGAAAATGATGGACTACCTTATGGGATGCGTCGCTAGCCGCTTGAGCATGCTTTAACTGGAACTCGTAGCCATTGGCCCGGTCGGCCACCCACAGCCGGAAGTCCGATCCCTTGGGGTCCGCCCCCGTTATCCTCACCACGTCAGCATAGTAGTTGGTCAAGAACCCGGTCTTCCCGGCCGGTACGGTGTAAATGGCCATCAGAGTTTGGTTGTTACCCGCCACTATGGTTGCATAGGTAATCCCCGCTCCGACATTCTTGGCGTGGAGAGCCTGGTCGGCCACCACGTTGGCCAACACGCTCATCCGGAACACCCGTCTAAGGGCCGTATTTAGCGCCACCGCCGTAGTGGTATTCGACGCATTGAGGGTCTTGGTCTGGAGTACCAGATTCCAGTCGGCGTCCAGCCCCTCAACCTCGATGGTTTCCCCCCGCATAGCCACCTGGTCCGCCGCCATAGACAAGTGGGTGATGTCAGCCGTAGAAGGAAACGAGTAGGTCCCCTGTCCGTCCCATACGTCCTCTGTGGTGTTACTGGCTACCGAAGGGCTGCCCCCGAACTTGTTGATGCCAATGTGCCCGGGAACAATGCCCCTGGAAATCCGCAGAGTGCTTTCGAGAGGAGTGGAGCTAATTAACCTGCCCATCACCCATCCCTCTTGCATGGTCCCTTGAAGACGGCCTTAACCTTGCGGCCCAACCCGAACCGCTCGGAAACCATGTATACCACGAAACAGAGGGGTGTAGCCCCGATTGCTACGATGAGGGCGATGGTGGAGTTGATATCGCCGCCCGCCTCCTGCTTCAACGCAGCGACCTCCACTCGGAGGGATACGGTGTCGGCCTTGAGTAGAGCGATTTGCTCGATCTTGGCGGCCAGTTCCAACTTCAGCTGATTGGTCTCGGCCCGGTTGTCGGCACCGGTCTGCGTAATGGAGGGGTTCGCCCCCGCACACCCGAGGGTGACGAGGGCGATTACCCCGCCCATAACCAACCTCCGTGTTGGTCTCAGAATCATGGTATCACTTCCCTCGACACCTCGTGGCCGTTTGCGTCAAACCCAAGAATCTCCACGTTGTCATCGCCGTTGACTTGTGTGACGTAGCGCACCGGTCGGGTCGGCACACCCAGGGCTAACGCGAGGTTGCCGTCCGCCTCTTCCAGCGCGTCCTTCAACAACACATCCACCGTCTTCCCTGTTTCTTCGCCTGCCGGCGGGTCCTTGGTTGACGGGATATCAACCGCGTCTTTGGCCGGTGTATTGGCCCCGTCCGCCTCGGCCTTTGCTTCCGTTGCCGTCTCGATGTTCAGCGGTGCCTTAGGGTCCTCTGGTACGTCCGCCAGTTCTGGCAGCTTGGCGTCCTCGATACCCAGCAGCTTGAACGCCTCCAGGTATGCCTTCATCGACGCGGGTGAAACCGCTGCCGGGTTTATATGGCCGCGAGCGGCGAACTGCGTGCCCGCCGATTCCATCCCGAAACTGTGTTTGGCAAAGGCAGCGGCGACCGCCCTAATGGTCAAATCGATGTCACCAGTGAACCCGACCATGCCCAGGGCTATGACCACCCCGCTTGCCTGTTTGACATCCACCTCGTTGATCGCCTCGGGGGCCCCGCAACTCGTCACACAGGCGACGAACAGACATAGGGCCATTGCAATTCTCTTCATGTTCTACTCCTCTTGACTTACTGTTGGGCAACCCTGTTGGTTCAGAACCACCCGACGAACAGACCGGCGAACAGAGACTCAAGCCACAGCCAAAGCTCAGCCCACCACGCGGAAATCGCTTCCGTAAGAAGCTTCGAAATCAGATCATTGAACATCGTTCAGTCTCCTTTCGTTGAACTAAGGTTAGTCGCCGCCTGGTACGCCCAGGCTGTTATGTCCACGTACCCGACTATGGGTGGGCATCACGAGGTCATTTTGTCGAGCAAACGCCTGCATGTACATCTTGTCATCTAATTCACACCAACGGCTCTCCTGGATCGCCCTTACCGTCCGCTCCAATTCGTGCCTCAAATTCTCTTGACCGTGGGCCAGGTCTTTCCACGCCATGACTGCGGCAATGATGCCCGCCGCCAAGACTATGGCGAGTCCAATGCTGACGGTCGATGACTTGCTGATCGATGTGGTCATCCAGCTTTCCTCAATGCTCTGAGCCGATTTCGCAATTCATCCACGTCAGCCTGTTTGCCCTTCTTGGCACGGCGCCTATTGCGTTTCAAGGTGGTCGCTCGCAGGGCCTTCAAGATTCTCCGCTCAAGCTCTTCCGGCGGCAAGGGCTGATACGAAGAGCCTGAGAAGTAGTAGGACAGCACATCTTGGACAGAGCGTTTGCCTTTGTTGGCATCCAGGAACCGGCGAACATCTCCGCCTAATACGTCCAAGACCGCGTTACCAACCGCCTTGTCGCTGAACGCCCGGGCGTAGATCTGGGGGGCGAACACGTCGGGGAAGGTTCGCATTCCCAACAACGAGGACGGCACTTTGAGAAACGGATTCAGCGCCTGATAGATGCGATTTACGGGCTCCTGGGCCTCAGTCTTGGCGGCGTTGATGAGCAGTTCATTCGTGGTGATCTGGTTCCTCTCCCACCGCCGGAGATCCGGGAGAATGCGATCCAAGCCGAACCACTCGGTCCAGTCCGACAGCGCCGTGGGAGAACCCAGATAGCCACCATTGGGCAAGAGCACGTGCGGCCGGAGGCGGAGGTATGCCGGTAGGGCGGCCTCTCGGGCGGCATACTCGTCATTGTGGTTGTTCCAGAGTTGGAGGGTTCCGTAGGCCGCCGTTACACGAGCCGTCCACTTGCCAATCCCATAGGCTGCACCCGGAACTTTGGCCAACCAGGGCCGCGCCGTGTTCCCCTCGCGGGCCGCATTGACCACCACTCGCGGCCAAAAGGTTGTGTTCTTCTTCATCCACGAGTAGAACGGAATGAGTCCTTGTCGGAGGACAGTGTTCTCCCAAGGCGTGAAGTCGCCGTAGTCGACAAGGGTCTCTTTGGAAATCCGTATCGCGGCGCGAAGTGGATCGGCCTTGGCAATCGCGTGAATCTCCGCCTGTGATCCAGCCCAGTGGCGGATCGGCTTTCCTGTTTCGACGTGGGCCTTCACATCCTTTAGGGCGTCGAGGTACACGGCCGCCCGCAAGATGTCCTCGCGGAATTGTGTGACATCCTGTAGCGCTTGCCCTGTGCGACTGAGCTTCTGGAATGGCCACTTTGCTGCCTGGGCAACCTTTCGGAAGCCCTTGGCATCGGACACCTTCTCAAACCGCTCGAACTCTTTGCTCTTGCGGGCCTCGCCCATCTCATGCCAGAGGCTGCTACGATAGGCGCCAAGCTCCTCGCCCTTGCGGTACACCTCTTCAGCGGAGTACGTCTTCTTCCCGATCGTGAGGCCGCCCCCCTTCTTGTCGAACAACATCTTGATCCCCTCGGGAACCCTGGCGAACGCCTTTGTCCGGCCAGCGGCGTTCACACGCTCGGCATCCCCAAGGGCATTGCGTAGGTTGTACCGAACAGGATTCGTCCGAAGATACCAGCGTTTGACCACCTGGGTCACAGGATTGACGGCAGACTTGATCTTTCCGGCTTCGTAGCTGATCGGCAGGTTATCGAGCCGGTTTGCAAGCCATTCTGGGATGTAGAGCGTCTTGCGCTTGCCGCCCAACACAAGAGAATCCCGCAGCGCCGAGACCGGAACCTGTGCAGCCTTCACAAACTCCGGATCGGCGACAAGGTCGCCCTGGAGCTTCGCGATCTTCGCCTCAGTGATCGACTTGGCCTCATAGAAGGCGTTTCCTCGCTTGTACTGCCACTCGACGTAGCCCTCGATGACCTCGCCGCCCTTCGTGCCAGGCCTCGGCTTCGCGTACTCCTTGCCGATGGCCTCTGCAAGATCCTGAATGGCGTTGTGCCTTCGGATGTCGCCAAGGGACTTCACCTGGACGTTGAGGTAGTCGGTGGAAATGTCTCTCCGCGTCCCCTTGCGTTCGATTGAGTATGGTCTAAACGGGTCCTGGAGTTTTCGCCCGATACCCGTCCCCCCCGGGGTCTCCTGTAGGAAGTCCAGCACGAAATGTCGAACGTACGTCTGGTTCTTCGCCGCCTCCTCACTTATGACGCCGCGCTTGGCGAGATCCCCGCTAACTTCCTTCCACAGGGACCGGTGCAGTTGTAGCGCGTCCTTCACGGACGGCACCTTTGCGATTTCTTGGTCTAGGCGGGTACGCTCTTTGATGAGCGCAGATTCAGTGAGACCCTTCGGAAGCCGCACCTCTGCATCCTTTCCCGCCTCTCTCGCACGCTTGGCCTCACCTATGAGGTCGTCCGTGAATACCTTTTTGCTCAGCAGGTCGAGCCCGGCGGGGTCCAAGGCTTGCCTGTTCCCCTCGCCGTCCAGAATGCGAACGATGTCATCGATACTGCGCTGAACGGCCCCGCGAGCCTGATCGGGCATCGTCCGGATCATGTCTCGGGCCAACGCCGATTCCGGACCCTTCGGGAATCCGTGCGTTGTCAGGAAGCGCTCCGACAACCCCGACTTCACTGCGGCGACGACTCGCCTCAGCTTGTCCCGTGGTCCGTAGAACCGCGCGGTCCTCTTAAAGAACCCCTCAATCGCGGGGTCCGGGCTTTCCACGCGCTTCGCATCCAAGTATGGCTTCGGGGGCCTCGGCTGGAACGGTGGGCCCGTGACGGAGGCGAAGGCCGGTTTGATTGTCTTCCCAACTGTGCCTTCGGCAGCCGGGTCAAGCTGGAATTCTTTACCAGCACCGCCCGGGGGTGGGGCGCCGAGGGCCCCCAGCCCTGACGGCTTGAGAATGGGCTTCTTGGGTTTCTTGAAGCCGAACGACTCAATATCAACAGTGACCCGCTGTCCTTCTTTCAACGCGGCCTTGTCGATGCCGAACATGCCCGGCTCGAACTTGAACGTACCGCCGTTCTCGAAGACCAGCTTGCCGCCCTTCACCGTGAAAGCGGCATCATTCTTGAACTCGGGAACGGTGCGGATGAACTTCTTGAGAAATGCACTGGGGGTATTGCCGGCTACGGGGCGCCTTTCAAAGGCCGCAACTGATGCTTCGGGTAGCCCCAACTTCTTAGCCTGCGCTCTCACATCTGCCTTGCCGAACTTGATGTCCGGCACACTCTTAGCATCTATGACAACATCCGGTCGGGGGGTAGGCTTGGCTGACGGCGCTTCCGCTTCTGGCTTAGCCAGATCCGAGTAGTCCTTTAGCACTTCGGCGGGGACGGGCTTGCCAGCTTTCACGGCATCCTGTACGCCCTTCTTGTGGGCAGCAAGCCATTCTGGCATATTCACTAACTCAAACGGGCTCTTGTTGAGAACTGCGTCACGATATTCTTGCCGCGTCATCTTCCACGGCTCTTTCGCCCCTTCGGCAGAAGGGCGGCCCGGCGCCTCCGGTGGAGCTTCGATCATCGTCGGCGCCGGGCTCGGGGTGGGGGCTTTCTTGGGCGGAGCTTGAACAGCGCGGAGATGTTGCCCAAGATAATACGAACTGGAAAGTTCGCCCTCAGCACTTTCTTCCAACCGCGTAAAGCCAGGCAGCTTTCGTCGGCTAAGAATGCTATCGTATATTTCCCGCTTACGGTCTGCTGGTGTACGTGGATCGTCCAGTGCAGATCGCTCTGCCTTGCTGGCATGCGACAACACTTCACCTTCGGCGGCAAACCCGGTCGTATCCACAGTGCGAGAAACGACTTTCTTCCCCGGCTTGCCGAAGGTTTGGGCGTATTCTTTGGTTTCTGACCACCAAGCACCTTCCTGGCGCCCTTGGCGGTAAAGAGTCCGTGCTGGCTTGGGCGCCGGGACCGGAGGCGCAGTAGCAACCTCCGGCTCCCGAACGCCACGCGCAGCGACTACTTCTTGCCCTTGCCGCCCTTCACGCCTTTCGGCAGGCTCCGGGCGTACATCACCTTCTTGTCTCGCTTCATCGCCCCGCCGGGGCCGCCCGCGTGCGGTGAGTGAATCGTCGATTTCGGCTTTTTCATCCTTGCCACGATCAGGTTCTCCTTTCTTGGTTTCCGGCTTCTGCCGGAGTTTGGTTACGTCAGCCACGGCTTCCTCGGCCGCGATCTTTCTTGTCGGTAAGGGGCGCTCAGCGCCGGCCGGCTGAGCGCCCGGTCGCCCAGCCACCACCGCGCTCGGGGGCGGCGGGGGGGCTACTTTGGTCACGGCTGGCCCCGCCGGTACTGTGCCTGGTCGCTGAGCAACCGGCGGGGCTGGAGCCGCGAGTGTTTTCTCTGGGGTGGTCGGCGGCCGAGGACCCGCGATCTGTTGGGGGGCAGGTTCCGGTTTGGGTTCCGCGCTGGTTCCGGTAGGTTCCGCTCCCATTCTAGGTAGCGCCAGGCCGGTTCCGGTAGGTTCCGGTTTGGGTTCCGCCGCTCTCGGTGGCATCCAGTCGGGCCGAACGTTCGGAGGTTTGGCCGGCTGTTCTGCCACCCGGAATAGCTTACGTCCCTTCTCTGCACCTCTCGCCTCGGGTCTCTCGTAGCCCAGGGCCTCGTAGTAGGCTTGCAGGTCGGCAACCGGCGCTCCCGGCGGCAGCGTTCGCTCTCGAACTCCATCCTTGGGCGGCGTCCGCTGGACCTTGGCGAGTTGCTCTCGGGCGTACTTCGAGAGCGGTTCGACGAGCTTCGGAGCCCCCTGGCCGGTCGGATTGTAGATTTCGGCCTCTTGGCGCTCTACTAGCCGCTGCTGGTTGGCGGTATCGAGTTCTCGCGACATCGCCGCCCGCTCGCCCTCTACCCGCTCGACCAACTCAGGGCTCGGCTGTGGGGTCGGTATGTTGCGAGGGGGCGTTCTCTCGAAGGTCGTCTCTTTCGCCTCCGGCTTTGGCTCGGTCGGGGTTGGGCCCGGGCCCTGTTCGGCCGCCTGCTTGGCGCCCTGCTTCGCGATCTCCTTCTCGAACCGCTCGGCGTAATACCTGAGCTTGGCCATGTTCGTCGGCGCCTTGCTGCCGCCGATGTTGTGGGCCCATGCGGCCCCGAGCAGCACGGCCAAGGGTGAGACAGACTCACCAAGCTGCCTGATATTCCCCACCAAGGCCTTTTGGTCGTCGGATTCTGCGATCAGTTGGGCCAGCGAGGATACGACATTCGGCGGGACCAGGAGGATGTCCTTGGCCATGTTCGGCCCGGCCGCGAGGGTGTGTACGAGGTAGTCCGTGTTGCTCATCTCCCCGCCGAGCACGGCGGGTAGGGTCTTCATCCCTTCCCATCCAGCCAGGAATGCGGTCAGGCCGCCAGCTTGTTGTATGCGCTTCCCGAACCTCTT